CGAAACACCCTAATGCTGATAGATTATCAATAGTCACTATCAAGGGATGGCATTGCATCGTAGGCTTGAACGACTATGTCGTGGGAGATGCGATAATCTTTATACCTCCTGATAGTATTATGCCTTCAAATTTAATAGACGAGTATAATTTAGAATATTTGAAATCGAAAAGTCATAGGTCTCAAGGAAGGGTAAGAACGGTAAAATTAAGAGGATGTATAAGTCAAGGATTAGTAATGCCATTATCTATTTTAAATAAAGGAAAACCTTGTAGATTAAAATTAGGAGGAATAGTAAGTAACATGAGTGATAAAGTAGTATATCCAAAATTCGGTTATGGTACTAATGTAGCTGAACTTTTAGGTATAACAAAATATGAACCCAGGGAACCAAGTTTTCAAATGTTTAAACCTAAAATAACTGTAGGTAAGTTATTTAAGATGTTAGTAAAAAAAGAAATAACACTAAGAAGATTTATATTTAAAACAATAGGAATTATAAAAGATTCTTTTAGAAAGAAAAAGAATATAAACCCTAATTTTAATCAATATACACATATCGAAAACATAAAACATTATAACACTGTTTTTGAGTTGGGAGATGTAGTTGACATAAGTGAAAAGATTCACGGTACAAATTTTAGGGCAGGTGTATTGAGAAAAGAATATAAAATACCAATGTGTTTTAAAAAGATATGCCAAAAATGGTTTGGAGAATATGAATTTGTATATGGCAGTCATAAGGTTCAGATAACAGGTCATAGAGGTAGAAATTGTTTTTACGGAGAAGATGTATACGGTCAGATAGCAAAAAGATATCAATTGAAGGACATCATACTCGAAGGGTATATAATATATGGAGAGATATATGGTAAGGGAATACAAAAGGGATACAACTACGGATTACCAAGCGAATTAAGAGAATATGATATTGATGTAGTTTTCTTTGACCTTAAGAAAGATGGAGAATACGTATCTCACTATGAGTTTTATGAATTTTGTAGGGATAGAAAACTACCAACAGTACCAATACTATATCAGGGAATGTATCCCGGATTAGATAAAGTAAAAGAAATGACTAAAGGTAACTCAGTATTATGTGAAGAACAAAAGATGAGAGAGGGCGTTGTAGTAAAAAGCTACGTAGAAGAAAATAACCATAACTGCGGTAGGAAGATATTGAAAGCAATAAGCGAAGATTATTTACTAATAAAAGACAATACAGAATTTCATTAAGGGGGAAAAATAATGACATTAGAAGAACAAAAAAACTTTATTTCTAATTTAGACCGTGCAACAAAAATAGTAAAATCTTGGCCAAAATGGAAACAAGATGTGTTAGCCGAAGCAATGGATGGTAATTATAAAAAATGTAATCATAAGGAGGGTAAGAATATGGAAGGAAAATATGAAGATAAGTTAGTAACTAGATTAATATATATCTATAAGCAAGTAGTAGACACTGCTAAATTGTTAGGAGATTTAAGAGAAGATGCTGAAGAGGTACAACCCGCAGAACCTATTCTACATTGTTTTAATTTAGTTGATATGATTGAAGCAAGGATTAGGTATATTGATGAGCAGGTCAAACATTTAAGATAGGTAGAAAAGGAGAGAAATAAAATAATGAAAAAGGCGATAAAATGGGTAGAGAAGTTAGAGTGGAACGAATTTAGAACTTCTGGTTTATTATGGTTTGTAAATAGAACTCTTCATCTATTTGGAAGAGCTATAGTATTCGACTACTATCGAAATGGAAAACTTAAAGAAGTATATTATGCTAAGTGCAAATTTAGAGGTTTTGGAGCATCGGCTGAAATAAAGGGGTTTAAAGCAGTTACTAAATTTTTAAAGAAAAATGTATCTTGTCTTAGCAAAGATACCTATCTTTAAGGAGGAAAAGTAATGTTAAATTCGTATGATTGTAAGGTAATAGATAGGGCAATAAGTTTAAAAAATAAATATTATTGTAGATATAATGAATACCCAAGGTTTTTACTTTTAGGCCAAACTGAAATGAAACAATTAATGGCATTTTGTGGCGCAACATCTGCAGAGGATATGAAAAAACTACATATAGCAAATATGTATATAAGGATATCTTTAGAGGTAAAACACATGTCAGTAGTGGGAAAGGGGTATATGGAAGAACAATATGTAAAGAAAGAAGATATTTTACCAGGGTCATCTATGAAAGAGTTGGCAGACGGATGTTATAAAATGGCACAATGTGGTATAAGTATTGATGGAAAAGATTTAGGTAAAGCAGATGTTGAAATGACTTTAGAAGAAAGAAAAGAAGATATAAAAGATAAATTAATACATACATTTATGTATATAATAAGAATAATTAGATATATTAAACAATTTTTTAAATGGTTATTTAGGAGAGAAATAAAATGAAATACAAAGACAAAAATGATTTTGCTGAAAAAGTGATTAATAAAATATCATTTGTTCAAAATTTAAACATTAAAGTGCGAGTTACTGAACATTCAATAGGTTATAGACCACTAGAAGGCGAAACATTTAATGGCGGTAATGAGATTACCCAATCTTTGATGGATAATTTAGGTGGAATAATTAATGGTTTGAGATATGCATATGAAAAATTAAAAAATAAATAATATGTAAAGCTTGTCAAAAAGGTAGAAATGATATATAATAGAATTAGATGAATATTTTAAGAGGAGTGTTAACCTTTCAACCAGGGAGCGCATGTACCAAGGGTGGCGAGATTGCTTTGCAAGCAAACTGAGGTGGGTTCGATTCCCACCGTTTCCACCAATCAAGGAGTATTATGCAAAAATTTATCAGAAAAATAAAATATCGGTTACAAAATAAATGTTTAATGTGTGGGAGAAAAAAGATTTTATGGGGTTATTATTCAGGTGCGATGGTTTGTCCAAAACATGATTTAATTTAGGAGTATTATGACAATAGACCAAAAATTAGAAATTATTTTAAATAAAGTTTTACCTAAAAAAAGTAAGATAAAATTAATGGTAGCACCTATACCTACAAGTAAAGGTTATTTTATTCAATTAGTAAAAAACCATATTGGTTTAGAGCATTTTTATATACCTTTTAGGGTAGCCGAAAGATTAATAGGAGGAAAGTAATGGTAACATATAAATTTCCATATAATGTATTTGAACGTGTAAATATATTAGCTATAAATATTGTTGGTAGAATTACTTGTATTAAAATTTCTGGTTCAGATATTTATTATATGGTAGAATATTGGTGGGATTGTAATATAAAGATAGTTTCCTTAATGGAAGATGAACTTGAAAAAATGGAGAAAGTAGAACCAAAATAATGATAACAAAGAAATTAAAAGAAACTTTACAAAATCCAATTAAATTTACTACATTAGCTTTAGCGATTACAATGTTTGAAAAATGTGTAAAAATATTTTATGAAAGCGGAATTAGTGAAAAAGCAATTTCATTTATAGCAGTAGGATTAGATAAAATTAGTGCGGAAATAAAAGAAGGTTATAAAGATATAAAAAATAAAGAAGATTTTAATGCATTAATGAAAGATAATTTTAAGAAAGGAAAAAATGAAAAACGCTGACGTAATGTGCCGACATTGTAACTATATATTTGATAGTAAGATATATGAAGTGGAAGAAGAGGTAGGGGCATTAGATAAAGCTTTTGAAGAAAATGAAACTATAAAAATAATGAATTGTCCAAGATGCGGTAAACCAAACAAAATCTATTATTTTAAAGATATAGTATTTTTAGCAGATAAGATTAAGGAGAAAAATGAAAAGGATAAAAGTTAAATCAAGTAATATAGAATCAATTGGGTATGAATTATCCTTAGCTGAAAGTGCTCCTATAGTACAAGAGAGATTAGGTACATTAGAAGTAGAATTCAGGGGTGGCAAGGTTTACCAATATATATATGTACCAGAAACCCAATACAATCAACTAATGAAAGCAGAATCAATAGGTAAATTCTTTGCAGCTAATATTAAGACAGGGGGATATGCGTTTAAGAAAGTTGAAGAAGTAAAAGAAGGTTCAAAAAGGCCATTAGAAGCAGGGGCATCAAAGGCTAGAAGGGTAGACCCGAATGCTAAAAATCCTTTCGTAGAAGAAACTGAAAAAAATAAATGGCAAGAAGAATTTGAAGATGAAATAAAATTATTTTTAGGTATGAATGGAATAACATTAATTAATAGTAATATAGAAAAGGTATTTTCCAAGTATATTGGGCGCTTACCATCAGTAGAAGGAAGTAATAATATCAAGGTAAGAATTAAATGTAAAGATGGAATGATACAAATAGAAAGAATACACCAATGAATAATTGCTCTAAAGAAAAAGAAAGTTTAGTTTATTTAGTAAAAGAATTATTTAAAATGTTAGATGCGAAAGAAGAATCAGATAATGGAAGAGTATTTAGACCAACTAATATTGAAACATGTAGAGTTTTACACTCCGTTAAATTAAAAGAAATACTACCAAAAATTAGAGAATTAGTGAAAGGTAATGATGAAAACTAATATAATCATACTATTAATATTAAACTTTAGAAAAGGCATTAATATAATCATAGGCCAAACCGGTAGCGGTAAAGAGGAATTATTAATTGCGTGGGAAAAATAAAATGAATATATGGTTCACAGCAGATTTACATTTTGGGCACGGTAATATTATTAAATACTGTAATAGACCCTTTAGTAGTTTAGAAGAAATGCATATGTTGTTAATACGTAATTGGAATAGCAGAGTAAAGAAAGAAGATTTAGTAATACATAATGGAGATTTCTGTTTTAAGAATACGCCAGGTGGAAAAATAGGTGAAGGATTACAAGTACCTGCAGCATATTGGGAAAAACAACTTAATGGTAAAATTATATTCATACAGGGTAATCACGATAAAAATAATTCATGTAAGACGCCAATACAAAACATAAAAGTGGCGATGGGGGGTAAAAGAATATTTATAACACACAATCCTGAACATGTGGGTATAGTAACGGGATGTGATTTAGCATTTACGGGACATGTACATAATAATTGGAAAATTAAAAGGGCAAAAAGAATGTTTGATTTTATTGACTGTATCAATATAGGTGTAGATGTTTGGAAGTTCAGACCAGTTAGTTTTAATGAGATAATGGGTAGGTACAATAAATGGAAGAAATTAACGAACCGTTAAAATTTTTAGAGTGTAATAGGTGCGGATACGAAGATTTAGTAGATAATTTTCCTTTAAATAAGAAGGAATCATATAAGTATTGTCCATTTTGTAATAGTACAGACTTGGGAGAGTTTGAAACAAATTAACAAAGGTATATAATACTTATATAAGATTCTAAAAGGAGGTGTAACATGGCAGATGCAGTTAGACGCGGTGGTAAGAAAGGTAGAAAAATTGGTAGAAATGCTGCTAAGTGTAAAAAATATAGTACTGAAAAAAGACGTATAAAGAATAAAAGAAGAAAATTAACCAAGAGAATAAAAAATATAAAGCCTGAAACACAGGAAAAAATATTGAGGGTTAATAAAATAGGTAGGAGGAAAGAAGGTTAATGGGACCAATAGAAAAAAGAGCTTTAGAAATATTAAATAGTTTAGATGGTTTTTTAGATATTCCAGCATCTATAAGTGGAAAATATCATTATGGGGAAAACATGGAAGACCATTTAATTAAGGTAGTAAAAATTATTAAAGATTTATGTAGGGAATTTAAAGTAAGTGAAGAAGATACTGATATGTTATCAGCTGTAGGTTGGTTACATGATATAGGTAGATATATTATAACTGCTAAAGGTGATGTGAGTAAAAAAGCAAGTAACTGGACTTATTTTGAAAAGACAGGTTACAGTAGACAGAATGATATGATGGAAAAACACCCCATAATAGGAAGTAGAATGTTGTTAGAAAGTGATAAAAATATTCCCAGAAAAAAGGAAATTCAAAGATTAATAGAAATACATATGAGTCATTGGTATCCAGAACAACCTCAACCCGATTTAACTAATTTATTTGAAATAATAATTTGTACGTCTGATTATTTAGCTTCGAGGAAAAAGTATGATTAACTACTATATAGGTCAAAGGTTTAAATTTAAAACAATAATATGGGATGATAAGATATCAAAAAATAATTGTAGAATAACAAGAAAAGCTATGCGAAAAGCAGCAAAACAATTTAGTGGCACTATACCACTAACAATTGATTTTAGAGTAGATAAAAAAAATCCAGTCATAGGACATATAGATAAGATTACGTATGAAGACGGTGTACTAATAGCGGATGTAAATGTCGGCGTTAAGGAATTAGAAGAGTGGTTTAGAAGTAGTGTTTTTAGACCCGCCATGCTAGTAAGAAAATATGGTAAGTCGAGAGAGATAACCGTCATCGAGGAGGGTGAAATTACCCAGATAGGAATGATACTAAAAAAATGATAGAATTAATAATACTAGTAGGAAATATAGGTAGTGGAAAATCAACTACTGTTAAAAAATTAGTTAAAGAAGGCTATATTGTAATTTCCAGAGATGCTTTTAGATATATGATAGGAGCAGGCGAATATATATTCAATCCAAAACTCGAACCAATAATTCATAACATGAATATCGATTGTCTTATTAGATGTTTGCAAGTAGGTTTAGACGTAGTAGTAGATGAAACAAATGTATCAAGAGGAATGAGAAAAAGATATCTTGAATTAGGTAATGATTATGGATATATAACAACTGCATTAGTAATGCCAAGATTAAGTATGAAAGAAGCAGTTGATAGAAGAATGAATGACCCTCACGGTCAACCTGATAGGAAAATGTGGGAAGGTGTTTGGAAAAAATTTGAAAGTAAATATTGTGAACCCACCATTGAAGAAGGATTCAATAAAGTTATCAAGTCAGGATACCATAATATATGTAGTTTATATCCAACACCAGATGAGGAGACTTGTGTATGTGGTGGGGGCTCAGATATAAGTGGTGGAGAACCATGCACTAAAGAAGATGAGCGTAACTGCCCATGGGCGAAGATACCTTGATATTTACAAACTAGAGGAGATAGATAATGAAACTATCAAAAGGCGAATATAAAATAAATATATCGAGTGTAATTGCATTCCCAATTGGTATAATTGCCTTAATACATACGTCAGGTACAAATTTATTTTGGGTAATCCTTTTAATTATATTATACCATAGTAAATTTTACTTTAAGTGGGAGGAGCATAAGTCATAGGTTAATTATCGTTCCTTTTGTGCGCCAAATCAACCCCTACCAAAAATAAATATTCCTCATTGTCCTAAGTTGTTTAGTATCAATGGCTTAGAGACACAATCTTTTTAACAATAAGTTGTCAATTCTCCACAGTTATGGTATAATAGAATTGACGGTAAAGGACACGGTTAAAAGGAAACAATAACAAGAGGAGGGTTTTAAAATGAAAAAATTTATTTTATCATTAGCAGGCAAAGTTATAAAAGAGAATATATGGATTGAAAGAGTTAATAATAAAACATATCGGATAATAGCTCGAGGCGATTTTTATAATATTTATTTGTTTGTTGTTTTAACATTAAAACAATATTTTAACGTGAGTTTTGATGATACTACTACGTGTAATAATGTATGGATTATTAAACAAAAATAATATTGAAGTTAACCGTTAACAATAGGAGGATATAAAATGAAAGTAATAAATTATAAAATTAATGGTAAAGTGTATGAAACAGACGGTATAAGTATTCGGTTAAAAAATAATCATAGAAATGGTTTTGTATATGTAAAACAATTATCAAAAAAACATCAAGATGGTATTAATTTAAAAATAAGTCATATAAAATGAAAACAATCAAAAAGGAGGATAGAATGAAAAAGCAAAATAAACAGATAAAGTTATTAACCGCTATCCAGGGGGTATCTCTTACGGGTGAAAAGTTTAGAGTGCCACGAGGTACTAGAGGTAGAGTACTTAATGAAAATGCGAAATTTATTTCAATAGAATGGGAAAAGGATTTAGGGTTCGACAGTTTCAATAAAGACTTAACTTTAATTTTACATCATGATTTAATCTATACGCATACATACGTAGAAATTAAAATAGAAAGGATATGATTCAGGTCAACAAAGGAGGTTTAAAATGAATAAGAAAGAAACAGTAATTAAAATTAAGGTAAAATTAGCAGATGTATTAGAGAAGGCAATGGAGCATGAATTACTCGTAACTAAAAATATGTTCAGCATTGATGTTAAAACTAGATACGATAAAGGATTAATGGGTTTGGCATCAGTGGATTTTCAAAAAGAAGACTTTAGGAATCCAGCTAATAAAACATATAGCGTAGGACGAATATCATTAGGGTGTTCAAGTTCTTGGTCAAATATTGAGGAAAAGAAAGCTATAAAAGATATTTTAACAGAGTTTAGAAAACATGAATATGCAATGCAAAAGATACGTGAATTTTTAAATGATTTATTAGAATTGACAAAATAAGTTGACAATTTTCAAAAAATCATTATAATTGAATTAAAGGAGAAAAATAATGGAAAAATTAAAACAAGCTTTAAAGGATTTAGGAGTAAGTAGTAAAACCATTGATGAATTAGATGAGCAAATAGATTATACTCGTTTAATAGTACATGATGAGTTTAATCGTAGAGGTGTTAAGGGAGATTATAGGAATAGAGCAATTAAGAAAATGATAAACCTAAACCTTAACTTTAGTTCAGAACAAAATATAATTTACAATATGACTGTAGATTATATTAAAGTAATATGTCCAAAATGTAATGCAGTACTTAATGGTTCGACGGGTGGCGGAACTTATAATAGTAATAGTACACATTATAAATGTGAAAAATGTGGTACTAGGGTTATTTTAACTTTTCCAAATGACGGTATTTCAGTTCAATTTAAAGATTCTTTAGGGTATTAAGAAAGTTAAAAGAAAGAGGATAATAAACAATGTCAAAAAACAAAAGTTATATAAGACATAAAATAGCATGTAAGGAAAAAAGAAAAAGAAAAGCAAGACTTGAAGGAAGAAGCGGATATGCAACATTAAAGGTTTATCCGGTAGATACAATATTACCATTAGTAGTAAAGAAAGACAAAGCAAATAATTACAGAAGTGTAAGAGTGGAATTAGATGGTTTTAAAGTAGTAATAGATAGCACGAGACTAAGATTATTTAAGAAGTCATTAAAGTGTGTAGAGTGTGGATTAGAGGGAAGTATATTTTTATTACAGAGAGGTAAGGGAGAGAAGAAACAACATGAACCACCGCACTTAAATTTATATGGTAAAGATTTAACAGGTAATTTAGTATTAATGACTAAGGACCACATAATCCCAAAATCAAAAGGTGGGCATGGTTGCTTAAGTAATCTTCAAACAATGTGTACAATATGTAATTGCAAGAAAGGAGATTCATAATGGAAACAGAGAAATGTATAGTGTGTTTAAAAAAGGCAGAGGTATATACTGGACATCTTATTGAGTATGTAGGGCAGGTTTTTGTAAAGAGCATATTGGTACGCCTTGCCCGAATAGTTACGGTAGCGGTGGTTGCTTTGGGTTATATAAACCTGAATTTGGTATACAGGTAGAGTTTGAAGATAGAATTTAGGTAAGTAATAAATTAAGATAAGAAAGGAGATACATAATGGATTTGATTCAAGGTCGAGCAGTAGTAGTTAATACACCAACAATGAATATCGTAGGATGTATTGTCGGTAAAGCTACAACTGACTTAACTCAAACATATATTGTAAAATGTCTTGACGATCAATTACCTAATTTAATTTACCCATACGATACTATGGTTGCACCAAGGGCTATTATTACAGTAAGGTGAGCCATTAGATGTAATTGCAAAAATGAATTTAGTTTGACTTTTTTGAAAAAGTAGTATATAATTAAATAAAGGAGGGTGAGAAAAGATGGTAGAAGAAATTAAAAACAATTGGGATTTTCCAGTAGAATTAAAGGAGTTAAAAGTAAACAGTGCATCAAACGGTAAGATTGTTAGAACACACAATGCTGTTGTAGATGCAGAAACTCAAGAAGTTTTAGGCGTTGTGAGAAAGAATTATAATTTGATTCAAACACGCGATATCAATAATGCAATAATTGAATCAAACTCCGGATTGCAATTGACAGATGCGCATCTTGTGAGAAATAGAGGTTTAATTGTGATGGATTACAAGCTAGACGAACAACATGATGTTGAAATAAAGGGAATCGAGCCAAATGACAGGATAAATTTCGGGATTAGGATTTATAACCCATTTGATTATCGATTCGGGAGTCAAAGAGGAAGCGCTTTTGCAAATAGATTGGTTTGTACAAATGGGATGACGATTCCGAAAGCCGTAGGAAGATTTAATCTAAAGGACCTGGCGGGATTTGACTCGGCGGCAATCCGCAATGCAGTTGTGGGAAGATTGAAACCAATAACAGATACCGCAAAAGTATGGAATAAATGGGCACAGACAACGCCCACAGTTGATAAAGTAAATCAGTTCATAGGTGACAACGTTCATAGTAAGAAGGTTCGGGAGGCATTATCAAGCGAATATGTAAAGGGTAAAGATAAGTCGGTTTGGGGGTTATATAACTTAATTACGTATTATATAACCCATCAGGCAACAACCCGAAATATTGATATGCTCACTGTGAAGCAGGAATATTTGCATGCAACGATTGGAAATCTATATGATGTTGAACATTGGAATTAAAAATAATATCGTAGTTTAATGGTAAAATAACTCAAAGGGTTTACCCAGCTGAGAAGATATGAGTTCGAATCTCATCGATATTTCTATATTATTTATATTGAGGACATAGAGAGGATTAAGATGAATAAAATAATAGAACAAGATGTAATTTTAAGGTCAAACGTAGACATGTCAGGCTGCTTAACTAAGGGAAGGTTATATAGGGGAAGAACTGAAAAAAATATAGTTGATATTCAATTTATATTTGTAAATGATATAGGTAATTTACGTAGTTGGCCTATTTCTCATTTTGAAAGGAAATAATAATGGGTAAAGGATTTGCATGTGGTAGTTGCGAACATTTAATTCAAGGAAAAGAACCTTTACCTAAATGGTGGTATTGTAAAAAATATGAAGTATTTTTAAATACCCAGCCAAGAATGTATTTAGAAACAGCTACAAGAATTAATGAGTGTGTACAAGGAGAAAGTGGTATATAATATATTAAAAGAAAGGTACTAAAATGTCTAAAAATTTAACAATTAAAGAAGCAAAAGAAAAAGGATATGAAATAGATGAAATATGTTATCCGCATGTAGGATATAAGGGACCAAGATTTAACCCTATTGAAATAGTAGAAGTATATACTAAATTAGAAACAGAGTTAAAAGACGCTTTAATTGAACTAGGGGCGAATCATTAAGGATTTTAAGTATGATAAAAGAACAAATAATTCTTAAAACAATATTTGGTAGTCATTTATACGGTACGGATACTCCTGAATCAGATAAGGATTACAAGGTAATTTACGTGCCAAGTAAACGGGATATCCTTTTAAATAAAAATTTATATACTTCTAAACATGAACAAACCAAGGTAGGTGAAGGAAAAAATACAAAAGATGATACTGATATAGAATACATACCATTACATCAATTTATTAAATTAGCTTGTCAGGGTGATACAATGGCATTAGATTTATTACATGTACCAGAAAGTATAATATTAGAAAAGAATTATATTTGGGATGAAATTCAAAAAAGAAGACAAACATTTTATACAAAAAATTTAAAAGCATTTGTAGGTTATGCAAGAAAACAAGCCTCTAAATATGGTATAAAAGGAAGTAGATTGGATACCTGTAAAAAGGTAATGGATATATTAAAATCAGAATCCGAGGAAACACGTGTTAGACAGGTATTCGATAACATACCTGAATGGGAACATACTCATAAGTTAGTTAATAAAAATGGAATAAGGGAATTAAAAGTATGCGGTAAAACAATACAAGAAACACAATCATGTGAATATGCATATGATATTATAAGAAGATATTATTGCGAATATGGTACAAGGGCAAAAGATGCTTCGGAAAATAAAAATATTGATTGGAAAGCAGTAAGTCATGCAATAAGAGCAGCATATGAAGTCTTAAGTATATATAATAATAATGAGATAGTATTTCCATTAGAACAAGCTGAATTTTTAAAGAATGTGAAATTAGGTAAGTTAAATTATTTAATAAAAGTAGCACCAAAGTTAGAATCATTAATGGAAGAGATTGAAGAAAAATCTAAAACAGTAGATTTACCAGAAGAAGTAAATAAAGAATGGTGGGAGTATTGGTTAATGGAAACAGTTGAAAAATATTATTGGTGTGAAGAATATAACCCAGGAATAAGTATTAGCCAAATATGAAAAAAGTATTTCAAGAGTTATTACAAATTTTAAGGGAATGGTATTGTATAGTAAAAGGACATAATTGGTATTTCAATAAAGGTATAATAAAATGTACAAGCTGTAGAAAGGTAAAAAAATGAAATTAATTTATACAATAGAAAATACAAGAGAAATATTTATGCTAGTTGAAAGATTGTCAGGAATAGAACAATCAGAAAAGTGGCATCCGGAAGGAGATGCATTTCAACATACATTGCAGGTAGTAAACTGGGCATTTAAAGAAAGTGATGATATTGATTTAATATTAGCAGCATTATTACATGATGTAGGTAAATTTAAGGGAACGTTAGGACATGATTTATATAGTGCCGAGATGATTGACAATTACGTTTCCCGGAAAACCTATTGGTTAGTAAAAAATCATATGAGAGTTCTTTGGTATATAGATGGTAAAATGAAAAGAAAGTTTAAGATAAGGGGATTAGTAGACCAACCATGGTTTCCATCAGCCGTTGAATTATATAGATGGGATAGGTTAGGTAGGGATTCACATATAATATTAGATTATGAAAAGTTAGTAATAATTTCTAAATTAAATAAGGCAGCAGAAAGACATTTTAAAAAGGGTTATGATTATGTGGGAGAAAATAAAACTAAGTGAAGAAGAAAAATGGTTTAAATTAGGGTTTAAAAAATACGGTATAGATAGAACAGAAGATTTAATAAAAAAACACGCAGGATATACGAAGAGAAAAAAAGAAGAATTATTAGAAATTAGAAAAAAATTAATTCAAAAATTATTATGGAAAAATTAAGGGGGAGAAAATGATTAAAGTAGGTTTATTAAGAGTAGAAAAAATAGTAGAACATAAGGACGGTTCTATGAACGTTATTTTTATTATATCAACTGAATTAAAAAAATTCATTAGAGATTCTTATGGTAAAAGGAGATTTAGTCAAAAAATATTTAAAGAGTTTGTAATAGAGAGTATTTGTAATCATGCTAAGGAAGTGATAAAGAAAGAAATAAAAAAGGAAAATGGTTTAAAAACATGATTATAAAATCTTTATTACTAATAATACTTGGTGGTTTAGTTTGGGCATGGAGAGGCTGGAGTAAACCTAAAAATATTGGTGGTTATTTAAGAGGATTTATAACCTCTTTAATAATGATAGGTTCTTATGTATATTGTTTTGGAGGAAATTGGGTAAATACCGGTATAGCAGTAGTAAATTTAACTGTCTTAGAAGGCATTTTAGGATATGGTGCAGTTTGTGCCATGTTAAATATACACTATTTAGCAGAATTATATGGCAAAGTACAAAAAGAAATATGGGTATATTTAGGATTAATTTCAATGAGTTATAGTTTATTACCTGCTTTATTCTTATTACCTGGAAAACATCCATTTGTATATATAATAATAGCAATGGTAGGATTTACGGGCTTTCCTTTAGCAAAATATGTTGATATAAGGTTGAGAGAAAAGAATTTTAAGGGAGATGCATGGAAGATAGCCGAAGCAATTATAGGTATAACAATAATTATAAGTTGGATTGCAGGGAGGTTTTTACAATGATACAAGATTTGATAATAGACGAAGAATTAAAAAGGATAAAGCGAAATGTAGAAGATTTAGAACTAAAAAGTAAATGGGGTACTAATATGAATACTGCATTAGAAGCCGATGAAGAATTAGAACAAATTTATAATAAATTAAAGGAGGTATAAAATGCCATATGTACCGAGTGAGAAAACTAAAAATCCAAGTGGAATAGTAAAAGATGGAAAAGCACAGGATAGAATATTAATTGATAGAGATGTAAAAGCATTATCTGGAGTAATGGCTAATTATATTAATACTAATAATGATATTGCTAAACAATTATTTTGGTCATTTAAAGTCATAGGTAAGTATCTTCAGGGTAAAAGATTTTCAAACGCTGGAATAGCAGAAGAAAAATTAGCAGAAACCATTAAACAAGTAGGAGATGCTTATAAATACGAGGGAGCTTTTTTAGGTGAGTTAAATTATGCTATTACTCGATTAATTCAGGAAGTACCAAAAAGATTAGTTGAAAAAGAAAAACAGAAAAGTGAATTGAGATATTTTATTTATGCTTTAACAGTAGAAGCATTAGTAAGAGCAGCTAATTATTTTAATAACAAAGAAGAAATGATAGGTATTGGTGGAGTATTTACAGATATTAAAGACGAATATAAACGTAGAGTAAACCCGGCATATGAGGCAGCACAAATTGTTAAGTCGGGTGATTGTTATGACACCCCTTATCTCACCAAGTTGATTGAGGTTGTAGACCAAAATGGAGATGTCATAGGCCACCAAGAAGTTATGATTAAAAGAGAAGATGACAATGGTTTAGATGTATTTGGAGGTATAAAAATTCAAATATACTCTGAAGGATTGAGAGAAGAAAAATGACAAGTTTAGACATAATTAAAATATTAGATATTATAGCAAGTATATTGATAGTTCTTAGTTTAAACTTAGTGGTTAAGGGTTATAAATGGTGGTTGCTATATATCTTTTCAAATATTTTCTTTATTATAGTAGTAGCCTCAAAAGGATTAATGGGAATGACAGTAATGGGTTCTATATTAATGTGCACAGGTATAAAAAATTATATAGTGGGTAGGAAAAATGGATAATCCGAAATTTGCATACTGGCAAGTAGACATTGATACTGTGATTGAAGTATTTGAATTAGCAAAGAGTCACGGTAAAAAGCAGGGTGACAACTGTCAAGAGGAGTTTGAAGAAGTACTTAAAAAGAAGAAAGATAAATTTAAGTTATTAGGAACAGGGAGTAAGGATTTAGATTTACTTACAGGTGACTTAAGGGAGCAGGGTAAAAAAGTATTCAATTTAAACGAATGGGAACGACGGCAAAAGAAGGAAGAAAATGAAAATTAGATTAGGTGAGTTGATAAAGTTACCAGAGAAAGTGAATAAAAGAGATAGGTTCGATAAGGAGATGCCCTTGTCTTACCATAGTTGGAATAAAGCTATCGACAAAATCTCAAACATAGAGGTAGAGGTTGATAAGGCTGAATTAATGTTATTAATGGATAAGTTATCTATAAATGATTTTTTAGCAAATAAGGAAATAGATATAATAGCCAATAACATAAACTCAATAATAAAGACGGTGACAAAATAGAGAGAATAAAATAAATGCAAAAATTTAACTATAAAAAACTCATAGGCGGTCTTACAGATATAAGGAGTAAGACAGATTGGGCGAAAGATTTTGTCCAGATATTTAATCTCCGCAAGTTATTTATGTATATAATAATAATAGGATTATTCGCCGGATATTTTTATTGGAAGGGATTACAGAATACAGAAGCAATAATTGATATAGGATATAAGGATGAAATAACGATGTCGGCACCGAAAGGATATGAATATCTTGAAGCATTAGCAGTGCATAAATCTAAGGATTCAAACAAATGGGATTGGATTAACGCGGACAATAAGGACATATATGCTAAAGTAAAGGTGGGAGACATACCACAATCAGCTAAATTACGCTCATATGGCTTTGAGAACAAACTTATTGGATTTTATGGTGTTGGTTCAGGATTAACTTATACAGGAGTTGAAGCTGGGGTTGGATATAGATTTGCTCGGCTATGGCAATTTAGGTCTGAATTAATTGCTACAAATAAAGGTGGGTATATTTCAGTTAGTTATAAAATTAAAAAGTTTATATTTGAGAATACATATATAGGTGTAGGTATTGGTAAAGGATATAAAGGGGATGATAGAGGTATAATTGGGTTTAACGTGGAGTTTTAATTATGTGGCGAATAACTATAAAATATAGAGATAATAAAAAAGATGATATTATAGAAGAACAAGATTACCGTAAAGCTTATCAAGAGGCAAATGTATGGGGTGGAAATATTAAAAGCGTTCATGTAAAGGAAATAAAATAATATGTTAAAAACTGATTGGGAATATACCTATATTGATAATTTTAAAAATCTAAATAAAACAATAGAACCAATGAATTGGAAATCCTTTGAATATTATTTTCGATTATATATTGGTGCAGGAAAAGTTAGTATAAAGGTTAAAGAAGGTGCAATATTAATTGAAAGGCTTAAAAAATGATTAAAGAAGTTACTAAACTTTGGGGGAAAGAAGAGTGGTTAGTCAATAATGAAGTTTATTGTGCTAAGTATCTAAATTTAATAAGGGGCTATCAATGTAGTTTACATTTTCATAAAATAAAGGATGAAACTTTTTATGTAGTAGAAGGTGTAGTTAAGTTAGAAGTTTTGAAATCAATGCAGCCATGTGATATATATAATAAAAATACGGTTATGATGAATAAGGGGGAACAATTTAGACTTAGACCCGGTACAATACATAGATTCAGTGCGTACACTCCTAAGGCAAAAATATTAGAAATAAGTACAACTCACTTTGATTCGGATAGTTACCGTATAAAAAAGGCTTGTAAAATAAAGGTGTAAAGAAATGATTATTAAGGTATTGGAATCGATGTGAAGAGAAAAGTATGTAGTTTATTAACCGAAAGATATTGGGAGAAAAGGTGATGACACCATATTATTTAATTGTACTTTTGGGATGTTTAGTATTATTGGCATTATGTGATTGGTTAGAAAGTAAGGGGTGGTAAATGTATAGTAAGCAAAAAATATTTGATACTATATTAGGATTTATAGTTTTATTAATTTTACCTGTAATAGTTTATGAGGTAACCTTATTTTCAATTCCATTAGGTTTAGCAATAATAGTTTTTATATTTCAAATTATGGCTATAATAATAGTAGAAAAAATTAAAGAGGTGAAAGAAACTGGACCTAAAAAAGAATCTTTTCGAATGTTCAATGTGCAAACAGATGATGAATTTAGAGGATAGAAAATGATAAAACCCAATATTGACTTATTAAAAAATTTAATGACAGTACCTTGTCCCAGTGGCTTTGAAGAAAAATTAGCAACTTATATTATAAAATATTTTAAAAATAAAAGGGGGAAAACATATATAGTCGAAAAAGATTTTCAAAATAATGTTATAGTAACTATTCCCGGTAAGGGTAAGGGTACAATAATGATAGATGCCCATTTAGATGAAATAGGTTTTGTAGTAACAAATATTGACAGGGATGGTTTAATAAGTTTACAGTATATAGGTGGAGGGGATAGTAGTATTATAAGTGCAAGAGAGTTGATAATATTAACAGAAAAAGGAATTATTAATGCAGTTGTAAATAGAAAACATTCTCATTTAGTTACAGATGAAGAAGACGAAAATATAATAAATATTCAAGATGCTCAAGTAGATATTGGACTTAGGGGAAGAAAGGCAGTATCAAGGGTTGTAAAAATTGGCGACCCTATAATTTATAAATCAACGTTATTTCCATTATTGGGAAATGCATTATCAGGATATGGTTTTGATGATAAATCAGGCTGTTATATTTTAATGAGAGCGATTGAAGAATTAAGAAAAATGAAAAGAAAACCAATTCCTACATTAATATTTACTTTTAGTGCCCAAGAAGAAACTTGGGGCAGTAAAGCACATCCGTTGGTAATGAAATATAATCCAGATTTATTTATAGAGGTAGATGTAACATTTGCTACTGATTATGGTACTAATGATGAAATGGAAAGAGAAGTAGGTAGATGTAGATTGGGTCAAGGAATAGTATTATATAGGGGCGTAGATATACATAAGGAAGGATTAAAGATAGCTGAGGGAGTAGCTAGAAGAAATAAAATAAAAATACAATATCAAGCAAGTACGGGTATGGCAGGTTATACTGCGACTGAAGTTACTAAATTATTAGGTACAAGAGCAATGATAGTAGGTATTCCATTAAGAAATATGCACTCCCCGGTAGAAATTATAGATATAAGAGATTTAGAAGCGGGTTCAAAATTATTAAGTTATTTTTTATTAAGTAAAAAATTAGCTAAAGTGTTAGAAAAATAGATATTTAAAAAGGTTTCTTTATAAAAATGAGTATAAATAATTTATGGCAAGATTATTGTGATAAAGCAATTCAAAAAGAAGAAAGTAAAGATGAACTCTTTCTTATCAAACCGGTATCGCCTGAGATATTTTTTAAAGAATGGTTAAAACCAGGCTTAAGTCCTGTACAGTTAGAAGCTATAAATAGTATTTTTAAGTTAAGCGATAAGGGTGAATTAGAATGGAATGACCAATTTCAGGAGTACCTCCTATTATGGGGGGAAGGGTCAGGCAAGGATTTTTTATGTTCAAGAATATTAATATATTGTGCATATTGGATGATGTGCTTAAGAAATCCTCAACAACACTTTGGAATAGCTGACAATGAAAATATAGACTTAGTTAATGTTTCAGTTTCTGCAACACATGCAAAAGATATCTTTTTTTATAAATTTACGAATGCTCTCAAGAATGTAGTGAATCCAGACACAGGAAAGAATTGGTTTGAAGAACAGGGAATGGATTTAAGAGATGGAAAAGATATCCAAGCACAAACTGTAAACTTTAAGAATAACATAAGAGCACACTCAAAACATTCTGAAAAGTATGCAGGAGAAGGCTTAAATGTTTTAATTGCAGTATTTGATGAGGTGGGTGAGTTTAAGGTTAAAAAAGCAAAAGCATTATACGAAGCTCTTTGGCATAATGAAACAAGTAGATATGGAAATAAATTCAAGTTGTTTTTAATCTCATATATGAGAGACCCATTTGATTTTATGATGCATCGCTGGAATCAAACTGTAAATGCGAAAGATGTATACAGGAGTTTAGAATGCACTTGGGAAGTAAACCCATTAAAGAAAAAAGAAGATTTTAAAAAAGCTTACGAAAAAAATCCAGAAGATTCAGCAAGAAGATATGAAAATAAGGATATAGCAGGAGCAGGAAATAGGTTCTTTAAATATAAGGAAAGAATTGTTCAATTTGCTAATAAAACAAGAAATAGTCCTCTATCAACAGTTAAGGGATTATATACTGATAATTTAATGAATGAATTATTTCATAAATGGTTTTTACCCAATACTACGGAAAAACATTATATATTAGTACAAAAAATTAAAAATAATGTAAGGTTAACTGAGGAAGAGGTACGTTTAAAGAAATTATGGGACAAACAGCATACTGATAATAAATACCATGTGCATATTGATTTAGCAAAAGCTAATACTGAAGAATTTAAGCAGGATTGTGCAGGATTTGCTATGGTACATACTTTTCCTATAAACCCATTTGCAGAGGAAATAGAAAAAGGGATATACGTAGATTTAGCGATACAATTGAGGGTAAAAAAGGGTGAGTTAGATTTTGAAATGGTACGTAAATTTATATATAGGTTACAGGATAAGGGTTTTACAATAGTAAAGGTTACATTAGATGGTTGGCAATCGGTTGATTTTATACAAAGATTACAGGATAGAGGTATTGAAGCAGAGGTTTTAAGTGTTGATAAGACATTAGAACCATATAATACTACGAAAGGATTGTTATATACTAAACAATTAGATTATTACCATTACCCAGTATTAATAAGGGAGTGGGAAGAATTAATAGTTGAAAAAAATAAGGTAGACCACCCTGAAATTTCAAATAGAAGAGCTTTAGAGGAAGATTTAGAGTACGGCAGTAAAGATGTTGCAGATGCAGTGGCGGGTGCTACTTATTCAGCATTAAAAGCAGAACCGCAAAGTTCAAGTTGGTTCGGTATGTAATGGAGATATATAATATGAAACAGACACACATGGTTGAATGTTTATTATGTAAAAAGATGAGAGCTCTTGAGCAGATAGAAATGTTATTTGAAGACGGTTCCCCCATGTGTAAAATATGCGGTGATGAAATCAGAGGTTCATTCCATTACTACATAGAAGGCAATGAGATTTCCGAGGAAGACTTTGACAAGAGAACTAAAAAGGAGAAGTAAGGTGGAAAAGAAAACAATAATTTATTCTTTTGGGTATTGCAGAGGTTGCGGAAAAGTAGAAGCCCTTCAAAATGGGTATTGTATAAAATGTACAAAAAAATTAGATTTTCCAGATATATTTAATGAATTATTAGGAGGTTTTAGAGATGCTAGATAGAAAAGAAAAATTAAAATTGAAAAGATTTACAATTGGCACTAATGTAATAAAGTATACAATAGGTTTACCATTATTGGTATGGTGGTCTTTCATATTTATTTATAAGATAATTAAACAGTTAATTTCATTATACATAAGTATTTCTTTATATCCGGAGACATTGCGAGAAAAATTAGAGTATTATCACCGATTAACGAGTGGATTGACTCAATTATGGTCACCTAATAAACTTGAATTTGAGAAGAGGTAAATCATGGGTTGGAAGAATTCTTTAGATAGGAAAGATATTAGTAGCAATTCAGAGGGTAGAGATATAAATATAGCACCGTCAGAAAGATTATTAAAAGATAGCCGGGGACACATCGATGAATCTACTTCTTGGGTAATTACTGCAGGAGCAGGTTATATAGATAGAGATTTAAAGGTTGCGGGTGCATCAGAAGAAGATTTATGGAAAAAATATGTACTAAGTTCTTGGACAAGGGCATGTGTAGATAAGATTATAAAGGAAACAGTTAAATATAGAATCAGGGTAGAAGCAAAAGATTCTGATAAGGCAGAGGACGCTCAAGTAAAAAGACATATCACGGAAGTAGAAAAATTATTAGAAAATCCAAATAAAAAAGTTGAATCTTTTGATGATTTAAGAAGAAAATATTTAAGAGATATTTTAGTATATGATGCAGGAGCATTGGAAATAGTATATACCGGAAAAATACCTGTAGAAATATATGATTTAAAAGGTGCTAATATAAGATTGAATTTAGATAAGCATGGTAACTTCTTAAATCCTGACAAGAGTGCCTATAAATTAATCGACCAAAATAATTATGTAAAACCATTAGCAGATTTTTCAATTAAAGAATTAATATATATGATATCCAATCCAGTATCAGGTTCGGCTTACGGATTAAGTCCAATAGAAACGTTATGGGATGATATATGCAATGAAATAGAAGCTGCACAGTTTAACCAACGAATATTACACAATTCAGGATTATTGAGTGGTGTGTTAGCCTTCCAGGGTATGTCGGAGCCTGAATTAAAAAAGAATCGTAGATACTGGATGGAAGAATTAAGGAGAAAGGGTCAAAAACTAATAATCACAAATAATCCGAATGTAACCTTCACAAGAGTATCTGAAACGCAAAAGGATATGCAATTTTTAGAGTATCAGAAATGGTTGTTGAATAAAATAATGGCAGTATATGGTATGCAGCCGATGGTATTAGGTGTAGTAGATATTACTACGGGTAAATTAAATTCATCTGAACAGAGAGAACAATTTAAACAAGATGCAATACTACCATTATTAAAATTAGAAGCGCATAGGTTAACGGATGTATTGGTTAAGCAGGGATTTGGATTCGAGGACATAAAAATAACTCACATAGAACCTGAAAATGTTAATGAAGAATTTGATTTAGAAAAGATGAAAGAAGGCGGGAAGTTGGGGGTCATAACCATTAATGAAGCAAGAAGATTTATGAATTTACAACCATTAGAAGATGGTGGAGACGTATTAATCGCACCATCAACAATGGCAAAGATTAAAGCATTGGTAGAAAAACAAGAATCACATGATGAAATAGTAGATATTAGAAATAGGATTAGAGATTTATTAGATACAGACGAAACAGTAGAATTATCAGAGGAATAACATGGCAAATAAAATATACCCATTCACAATACCCTCAAATTATACTTATGACGATACCAAAATAGAAGTGGTAGATGGAAAAGCCAAATTAAAAGTACAAACAAATCCAAATATTTATGCTCATTATCATTTGAATGAAGCAACGGGTGAAACGGTTATAGATTCTTCTGGAAATGGAAGAAGCGGAATTCCCGCAAATAGTCCTATTTCTGTTGCTGGCAAATTAAATAATAGTTTATCTTTTAATGGAAGTAGTCAATATATAAATTGTGGAAATATTGCTAAATTTGAAAGAACAGACTCATTTTCTATAGAATATTGGTTAAAAACAACATCAACTCGCCAAGAGATGATAATTTCTACGATAACTGATTCTCCGCATACTGGTTATCAAGTTCATATGACCGCAGGGAAAATTATACTTTGGCTTTGTAATAATTCAACGGGTAATTATTTAATGATAACTACGATAAATGCTGTTAATGATAATTTATTTCATCATATTATTATAACTTATGATGGTTCAAGTTCTTCTACAGGTGTTAATATTTATATAGATAATGTTTTACAAGCATTATCTGTTATTCAAAACAACTTAACTGCTACAATTTTAAATTCTAATAATTTTACTATAGCTCAAAAACCTAGCACACCTTCTAATCAATATTTTACAGGTTTAATAGATGAAGTAGTAATTTATGATAAAGAATTAGCACAGGAAGAAGTAACAGAAAGATGGAATAACGGTAGTGGAACAGAAAATCTTTTAAATAGTGGTTATCCAACAGACAAGCCAACAATAAAATCCACAACTTCTTGGGAAATATCTGGACTTTCTCAATTTACAGCATTTGTAGAAATTTTAGGTGGAGGAAATCAAGGAAGTGTAGTTTATCAATTATCAGATGATGAAGGTGTCAATTGGAGATACTGGAATGGAAGTTCATGGGCGATTACTGACGACCAATATAATGATATTTCAACGGTTCATACTAACATTGGGAGTTTTCCGGTAAGCAATGAGAAAATAATGTTTAGAGCATTCTTAATAAGTGATGGGTTACAACAATGCGAATTAGACACTTTAGAATTTACAATACTTGTAGGAGACCCTCCAGTAGTTTATGCGGGTGCAGACAAAATTTGCTATGACCATGAAACTATAAAATTATTTAGTGATGCAACTATTTCAGACCCTGACGGGGATATTGAACAAGCGAGTGTTTGGTATAATATAGAAGGAAGCGGGTGGATTCATATTCTTAAAGGTGAATATGGTACGTTACAAGAAGCTGTTAGAAATTTTCAATATACTTTTGATAATATAGGAGTAATAAATTATCAACTAAAAGTTATAGACCAAACAAGTAAAGAAACAATAGATGACTTAAATATGACAGTTCAAAAATATACCGTAACTTTTAATGTTAAAGATAAAGATGGAAATTATTTAGCAAATTTTCAATTTTTACCAGATGATGGTTCAGATTGGCAAACTTTAAATAGTCCTTTTACTTGGGATTATGTTTGGAAATCAGGTGATTATAAAGTTATTTTTGATAAGGTAGGTTTTCAGACAGCAAAGGCAGATGTAGAAGTAAGTGTACACATTGAAAATATAACCATGACTGTTTTAGGGGCAGTGAGTCCAGAAGAAGTAGCAGATGCAGTATGGGATGAATTAAGAAGTGGACATGTAATAGTAAATTCATTCGGCGATACAAATCAAAAGAAAGTTCCAAGTGAAAATATAAATGATTATAAAGCAGATGTATCTGATTTAAACGGTATTAAAATAAATACTGATAAGATACAAGACATAAAAACAGAAACTGATAAATTAGATAGTATTAGAACTGAAACAGACAAAATACCGGATGTAAAAATAGAAACTGATAAAATGGATAGTGTAAAGACAGAAACAAATAAGATTCAATCTATTAAATCTAAAACGGATAATATACCTACAGACCCAACAAGTGAGACGAATGCTATTATAAATAAAAATGAAACAGAAGTAAAGATAGATAATAGTGAGACATTGATAAGAAGGGTATTAGGATTGGTACAAGAAAACTTTAGAATATTTTCACCTGTATTTGATGAAAATGGTAATTTGCTTTCAAGTACTGTTAAAATATATAGTTCAAAGGGTGATTGTGATACAGATGTTAATTCAATAGCTATTTATAACTTGGTAGCAACATATACCAATGGCTTATTAGCAACATATAAGGTTACAAAGGAGTAAAATGAGTATCTCATTATTAACAAAAGGATTTATAGGCGCAGGAGATATAACAATTCAACGTATTCAAAGGTTAGAATTTAATGTAGAAATAGATTTTACAAGACTTGAGGTAGAGATTACAGCACCAAGGTTTGAGGTAGATGTAGAAATGGATAATTAAAAGGAGATAAAATGAAGGTATTAGTAGTTACCCAAAACGATAAGGGCTATGATATTTTATTTACGATAAAAGATAGTACTGGAGTAGTTGTAGGATTAACGGATGTAACTGGGATTAAGTTTCAGGTTGCTACTCAAAATGACTATACTACATTATTAGATGGCGCATGTGTAATTACAGACGTACTAAGCGGTAAGTGTAAATATACTGTAAAAGAAGGTAATTTTCCAAACTGTCAGAATTATTATGGTGTGTTACGATTAACATATTCAGATGGCAGAATATTATCAGTAAAGAAATTTTATGTAAATGTTGAACCTGAGATGGCTTAAAAATAGTTTGGTAAAGCTATGAAAAATAAACAAGATAATTTATTTATATTATTAAATCTGTTAGAAGAATTAGAAGATACGATAGATTACGATAAATATTATACTCCATTTGACAAAATAGTTAGTAGAGATAAGAAATCTTTAATTAATTTAGATAGAGAAGAAGCCGAATTAATCAAATTAATAAGAGCATATATTAGAGAAAGTATTTCAGTAGGTATAAATCTTCTCACCACAACAAAAGAAGAACCTCAAATAGAAATCTCACCTGTAGTAACAGAAACCAAAGCAATTGATTTATCTAAGGCCTATTCTTGGCAACAATTTGAAAGATGGAATAGAGAGATAAATGACAAGATGGGTCAAGTGCGTCAAGATTTTGCAAATAAAATGGTTATACCCGTATCAGTATCTTATGGAAAAGGTTTTGAAAAAGCAATGAAAGATGTAGGAGTTAAACCTAATACCAATTGGATGTATATGGATGTATACCAGGTACCGAGATTAAAAAATATATTATTGCTACAACATATAAATATGGATTTACAATTAGAGATGCGTACAGCGATAGTAGATGGTATAAGAGCAGGTGAAGGTACGAGTAAAATAGCTAAAAGATTAAGGAGAGTTCAAGATACTCCCAAGCACGTGACAGTACCTCCCAAGCTAGACCCTAAGACAGGTGCAATAATACGTAAGGGATACGAGTATGACATATCTAGTAAAAGATATTCTGAAATAGTAGCTAGAACAGAAACTAGTAAGGCAGTAAATATGGGTAGGATAGATTCTTATAAAAAAAGTGAGGTTGTGAAAAGTGTAGAAGTATTAACCGCAGGAGATAACAGAGTATGTGACATATGTGAACCATTAGATAGACAAATTTTTAGTTTAGCAGAAGCTGAAGCGGTAATACCAATCCATGCACAATGTAGATGTACTTGGACGATACATGATTATAAAGAGGGTGAAGAAGATAAAGAAAAAATTCAAGAAAGATATGAAGTAGATGATATAAGTAAAGTAGTTAACACTTCGCCGATAGGAGTACCGGAAGGAATTAAACAAACTACTGCAGATATATTAAGATTTAAAAATCATTTAAAACATTTTGGATTAGATAATGTTAGGGGTAAAGAATTATATAAAAATAAATTAAAAGAACAGTTAAAGAAATTAAATATAACATTTGGAAAGAGTTTCATATCAGATGATATAAATCATTTATATACATTACATACTATTAAGAATACTACTATTAATTTAAAAAATAGTATTAAATTACCAATACCAAAAACGTATTTAAGGTATACCCCTAAATTAGATAAGGTAAAAAATATTTTAGGACGACATTTATATGAACCTGATTTTAAGTTACACAATATTACAATTACCGATAAAGGTATACACACTCATCTAACAAGAACTTTTTCGCACGAGATGGGACATTCTTTAGAGTATCATTTAAAGTATGGTATGCCCAGGACAAATAACTATATTACAAGTTATGCAAAGAAAAATACATCGGAAGATTTTGCAGAAACATTCGCCCATATGTTATTAAATCCAAGTAAGGTTAAAAGAATATGTCCAGAAAAATATAAGTTTTTTCAAGAATATGTATTAAAGGGTATATAATATATATAGAGGATAATATGAAAAATAAAATTATATTAAGAGGAAGTGAAGTCATTATAATACATGATAAGAATAAGGTTAAAGAATATAAGGGAGATGAAACACTTATTTCTTTAATTAAACCTTATTTTGAACAACCCATAGAAACAATTACAGGCAGCAGTCACAGGGAAAAGGATATCGTAACATACATTGAAGAGGTAGTAACTCTAAAACCAGGTGATGAAAATTATATTGATGCAATATTATTAGATATACTTCAAAATAAATTGGGGATGACAATAGAATAATGGGTGAAAGAATTAAATGTGATAAATGTAAAAAAGAATTTAATGAAAAAGATTGGAAAGGAAAAATACATGAAATAATTGATGAATTTGATACTGAGTATCGTTTTGATATTTGTTACGAATGCGAACAAACTTTAACAGCAGATTTTTTAAAAACAGCAGCTTCATTTTTTACATTATCAAATAACATAACAGTTTGGAGAGTAGTTCAATAATAATCGATTTAAAGGGAGGGTTAAGAGAATGGCAGAAGAAGTAAAAAAAAGTATGGGAGAAGATGCAGCACTTAAGGCAGCACAACTCAAGGCAAGAATGAAACTTATTATAAAACGAAGGAAACATTATAAAATATTAAAGTTTTTCAACGTTATACCCTTAATGCATGATTGTCAAGTAGCTATAAAGTTATTAGGTGCCCCTGTAAGTATAAGCACACAGTTATATACAGCATGTCCTATATGCAAAAAAACATTTACAGTTGAGCCCCCGAAAAAGCAAGTACAGCAAGGTCCTCAGCCGACAAATGCAACGGCACCAATCAGAAAGAAAGCTGCAAAAAGAAGTTAACCTTTAGTATATAATAAATATATTAAAGAGTATTAAGTTGAGGGGAATATTGTAATGTTCCAAATAAAAATTATACGTGATGATAGATGTAAAAATCATTTTTGTCAGGATTCTAAACACCCTTCTATTTATAGGTGTAGTGAATCGCTATTTATAAAATTTCAGCGTAGTCCATTGATTTTGACAGATGATAAACTTAAAAAACACCCTAATCACTTTTGGTTAGATATCAATAAACAAGGGATAATAGGATGATTGAGGGTAGGGAATTTAAAAGTGGAAAAAAAGAAAAACGTAGTAGAAGAGATTAAAAAAATAATTTGCGGTGATTGTAAGGCAATAGTAACTGAATGTAAATTATGTTTAAAAAATAGACAAGTTATATGTTTAAATAATTTGTTTTACAATATTTTAAAAGGTGAACGCCAAAGAATTCAAGTAAATATTGAGGGTCTTAATGTTGAGAAAGTACTTGAAGATATGTATAAAAATAAGGGGAGTGCAGATTTACTTAAGAACATTTTAATTTGGATTGTTAATGGAAAACCTATTTTAAAGGGCACTCAAAATGAAAAAAGTATTAAGGATAAAAAAGAAACTGGATGAAGTAGTAACTAATTTTAATAATCAAATAACAATATTGGAAGCCACTAATGATTGTAAAATACATCACTTTTCCTATTTAGACATTATAATCAAAGATATGAAGCAACATATTTTTTATTCAAAGAAGGGCAAATCATTATGATATGGCAAATAAAAAAACTCAATAGTTATACAGTTTCTAATACAATTTGGAGTACACTCTAAAATGTGTAAACCCATTGAGTTATCAGAATTATTAGAACTTAGAGAAATATCTTTAAAATTAAGAGAATATGCTGCAAGATTAGTTGAGTTTGAAGATAAGCACATATTTGCAAAAGCAATGAGAGAAAGTCTTGATGAATGCATAACAGAATTAGATAAGGTGCACCATGCACTCGATATAGATATTTATAGAATAGAAAAGAGTGAATAATATATGAGCAGAGTTACAGTTATGAAAGACGTATTACAAAATCTATATATCCTGTGGAAAAGTCATCCTAAGTTGAGATTGGGTCAAGTTATAACTGTGCTCAATGCTGATTTAAAAAAAGAATTGTATGATATTTCCGATAAGGAGTTTTTAGTACAGATTAAACGGGAGTTGCAAAAGTGTTAAAAACTAAATTTAAATGTCCTAAATGCGGTCAGAAAGTAGTTATCGAGGGTACGACTAAGCAAATGTGCCCTTATTGCGGTTATATTAAGAAAGAAAGACCTGATAAAACCGTAAGGAGAACCTGGAATATAAATCCATTTGAGAAAATACTTCAAAAGAAATCTAAAGAATTACCTGAGCAAGAAGACATCGAGGAGAGGCTTGATTAATTATGAAATATGTCGGACATATTAATATAGGGAATAATCAGGCAGGTAAGGGAGACGGTTATCGCCCAAAATCAAAATGTCCTAATGAAAAACTCTTCTTTACATTAAAGCAAGTTAAGGAATTTGAGAGTAAGCATAAAGGGATGCATTGTTATTTGTGTAAAAGAAGAATTCACATTTCAAGAACCTTTTTACTATACGGAAAAAAGCTCGTAGTTTGCGACAAATGTGAAAAAGGGGTGTATATGTAATGAGAATGTCCTATTGCGATTTATGTGGTGCACCCGTACGCGATACAAGGTATTTCATGTTGATAGTAAAAGGAACAAGTGATGATAGTTACGCTATACCCAAAATAAATAACTTATATGATGTAGACAGAAAAGAAATTTGTGGAAATTGTAAAAAGATTTTAGATAGGTTGTTCGTAGGTAAATTACAGGCTTTAAAGGATATTAATAAGGAAATTGAAAGACTTTTTAGGTTATCTAGTTAGGGAGAACATACTATGAAAAAAAAGAAGAAAAAGGAAGTAAGATATGTCAGATATCCAAAAGAAGCTTATCGCAACACAATAAAATTGAGATGCTATATCTGTAAAGAAGTATCTCATATAACTGTAAATCACGATTGGGAAAAAACATATACTGAAGAAGTCATTAAACGCTGGACTTGCTGGAAATGTCGCCCGAGGAAAAGTGGAAAGATATATTAGAGAACCGCTCTTAAAGCCCTGCCCGTAATATTAATCTAAATATAAAATACCCACTTATTTATAGTTTCTTTACTAATATGGAAACTATCTTAATCCCAATACTTATACAAATATTATTAGTTATACTATGTATGGGTATAACTATTCTTGTTATAAAATTAAATAATTTATTCAAGAAAAAACATATTGAAATTGAGCAAGAATTATTAGCAAGAGTAGTAGGGGTAGCAGTATCTTGGGTAGAACAAGAACATTTTGATGATGATAATTCTAATAAATATTCTTTAGTATATCAGTATGTAGAGGATAAATTAGATGTATGGGGTTGCAAGATTGAACCAGAAGATATACAAAAGGTAATCGAAGCTACACTGAATACATTTAAGAGACTAAAAGGGAAAAAATAATTATGGCTAATTTGAACGATTTTTATCGAGGCGATACTAAAGTATATAATTTAACCTTCAAAGATGGTGACGGCGTAGTGATAGACATTACGGGTTGGGTAATATTAATGACCTTTAAGGTAAGTCCACACGATGCTGATGCAGAAGCAGCAGTACAGGAAACAGCAGTATTAACAAATCCTACTGCAGGGGAAGCTAGGGTTACACTGTCATATGAGGTGACAGATGATTTACTCGGTAGATATTTTTACGGTATACAGGCTAAAAAAGAAGGTGGTAGTATAGGTACCGTAACAAGTGGTTTTGTTATTGTTAAATATGATGCAACAAGGAGTACAGTATAATGCCAGAAGATATTAATGTAACCATAACAGAAGAAACAATAGCTGTAGGGATAGAAGGTAGTTCTTTTTCAATTGCAATGATAGACATAACTGATGTTGACTTGACAGGGTTAGTCGATGGTAACTTATTACAATATAATCTAAGTACTAAAAAATGGGAAGTAGCAGATTATCCAACAAGTGCTATTTGGGGAAGTATTACAGGAACCCTAGACGACCAAACTGATTTACAAAATGCTTTAGATGCAAAAGCAGCTTTAATACACACACACACCGAATCAAATATCACAGATTTAGATAAATATACACAAGCAGAAGTAGATGCTTTAATTGCTGCAATCGGGAAGGGTTCTATAGCAGAACTATCTGATGTAGATGTTACTTTAATTGCTAATGATAAGATTTTAAAATATAATTCTACCACTAGTAAGTGGGAATGCAAGGATGATAGTTCGGGTACAAGTGCTATTTGGGGAAATATTACAGGAACTCTTTCTAATCAAACAGATTTACAATTAGTTTTGGATGATAAAGCATCCTTAGTTCATACACATGTTGAAGCTAATATAACTGATCTCGATAAATATACACAGGCAGAAGTTAATTTGTTAGTCGCCAATGCAAGTAATTGGGATTTGGCATATGGGTGGGGTGACCATGCTTTGGCTGGATATCTTACAGTTGAAACGGACCCAATATTTTTAGCCTCAGAAGCAGCTAATTTTGCCGCAGGAGATAAATCGAAACTAGATGCAATAGAAGCAGGTGCAGAAGTAAACGTACAAAGTGATTGGGATGCGGTATCTGGTGATAGTAAAATATTAAATAAACCCACTATTCCAACAGCATTATCTGAATTAAGTGATGACTCTACACATAGATTAGTTACCGATTCAGAAAAATCAACTTGGAATGCTAAATCAGATTTAACATTAACCGAAGTAAAGAGTGATGCTGATATAGCTTCTGCAATTTCATTAAAACACTCTAATGCTTTAGACCATGTTCAAAATAGTGACACCGATTTAGACCCAACATTTGAAGCAACCTTTGTTAAAAAAGTTGACACCGTAAATGTATTGTCGGATATTACTTCAGCAGGAGCAGACATTGAAGATGCTGTTTCTAAAAAACATGACGGCGGAACCCAAGACACTGCAATAGGTTTAAATACTGCGCATAGGGGTTTGGTATCAGGTAACCCTCACAGTGTAACTCCAACTGAATTATCTTTGGTTATTGGCACAGATGTACAAGCCTATGATGAAGCATTATCAAGTATCGCAGGATTAACTTATGTGACTGATTCATTTATTAAAATGACAGCAGAAAATGTTTATGGAGTCAGAACAATAGCAGAAACAAAGTCAGATTTAAGTTTGAATAATGTAGATAATGTTCAGCAAATGCCATTAACTTATTTAGATACAGATGCTACTTTAGCGGCAGATTCTGATGTAAGGGTTCCTTCACAAAAAGCAGCAAAAACTTATATCGATGCATTAATAGCAGCACAAGACGCTATGGTTTATAAAGGAGTCATTGATGCAAGTGGTAATCCTAATTATCTTGCTGCAGATGCAGGTCATACATACAGAATTAGTGTGGCTGGAAAGATTGGTGGAGCTTCTGGAATAAATGTTGAAGTAGGTGATTTAGTACTGTGTAATACAGATAGTACGGCATCGGGTGACCAAGCTACCGTAGGAGCTTATTGGAATATCATACAAACGAATTTAGATGGTGCTGTAATAGGCTGCGCGTCCGCTGTAGATAGTAATTTAGTAGCCTTTGATGGTGTTACGGGTAAACTAATCAAAGATTCTCTATTAACTTCGACTAATGTGTCTGATGCAGTTTCTAAAAAACACACACAAAATACTGATACAGATTTAGATTCTACATTTGAAGAAACCTTTGTTAAAAAACTAGATACAGTAAATGTACTTTCTGACATTACTTCACCTGGTGCTGATATTGAAGATGCAGTAACTAAAAAACACACTCAAGGTTCGGATACAGCATTGGGGGCACAAGCAGAAAACCTTGATATGAATTCCCATAAAATAGTTTCATTATCTGTTCCAAGTTCTAATGGAGATTCAATTAGAGCTACAACTAAAATAACCGAAGCAAATTTAGAAAGTGCTATAGACTTAAAACATAGTAATGCAAGTGACCATACACAAGGAACTGACCAGAAATTAGATGATGGCGGTGCAAACGAAGTTACTGTAGCAAACGTAAAAGATGCTGTAGATAAAAAACACGCACAAAATAGTGACACCGATTTAGACCCAACATTTGAAGCGACATTTGTTAAAAAACTTGATACAGTTAATGTATTATCAGATATCACTTCACCTGGTGCTGACATAGAATCCGCAGTTAGTTTAAAACATGACGGCGGAACCCAAGATACTGCTATAGGTTTAAATACTTCACATAGAACCTCTAGTGGTGTTGACCATAGTTATATTGACCAAAGTGTAGTTAGCGGCGCAACCCCTGTTTTTGGAATTGATAATCTTACTGATGGTGGTGGATTGGTTTTAATTACATCCACTCAAGAAACTCATTTTGAAACCGCTTATTCACATAGTCAGATTGTAGTAGGGAATCCCCACGCAATCGATATTACAGACCTTACATCCTATGCGCATAATTCATTATCCAATTTAAACGAAGGAGAATATTTACATTTATCATCTGCTGAATATGCTGCATTACATCCTGCGGTTACAGTAGCTGGAGCACCATTAACATTATCTACACAAGAAATAACCTTTAATTATGATAGTAATCATTTTGGATTAAGTGGAAATAATTTACAAATAAAAGAAGATGGAATTGATGAAACATTAATAGACTGGGGAGATGGAGCAAATCAAGTTAATTCAGACAGTATTCCTGACCATAACGGTCATAGCATTTTAGATACCTTTAATCATATAATTAATAGGGGTAAAGCAGCAACAATAACAATTTCTTTAACAGGAGGATTGGGAATTAGTTGGACTTCAGGTGAAGTTTATGATAAAGCAAATTATTTATTTGTTGCTACAGATGCAGGAAGCGGTAATGTATCTGATAATAAAGTTAATTATCTTAAATGGGTTAGTGGAACCGCACTTACTATTTCTACTGATGGCACATCTGGTGATGAGATTTTAATAGCGAAAATTACTGTTTATGATGGTATTATAAATGGATACCGTGAAACAGTATTAGAGAATGAAACTGTAGCTAATACACGTAGAGCATTAAGGGAATCTTTTCCAACAAGGGTAATTAGCGGAATGGTTGTTAGTGAAGATACCAATGTTTATTCCCCTACAGCAGATTTAGATGTTATAATGAGTGCTGGAGTAGTATATAAAGATGGTATTGAAAGAGTAACACCAGTTGAAATTAAATCACATGATACTGTATTAGTAAGACATTTTCATACAGCAGGTGTATTAGATTATGATACTGATGATGAAGTCGATATGGCTAATTATGATAATCCAGATAAGGCTGGTGGGCAAGGATTAGAAGCACTTCCAGGTAATAAATGGGTTAAATCTTATTTTATTTTTATGAATGGTAAGATAGGTTGGATTTATCCAACAGAGTATTTTAATACTAAGGCACAAGCATTAGATGCAGCTTTATCAGCTATACCTCCCGGATTAGCTATAGCTCCAAAATTAACTGCAATAGTTTATAATTCAAATGATACAGATTTTACAAATACAATCTGGCAAGATATAAGAGCTGGAATAAGCGAAGAAAGTTTTAATTTAGTTACAAATCATAATGATTTAGCTGGTTTAGATAGTGGTGATTATCAACATTTAACTCAAGCAGAACATGATGAATTAACTCAATGGATGGATGATGTTACTTTAGGCGCGAGTGGGTCATTAACCTTACCAACAGGTCAAAATTTTACAATAGGTTCAACTCAATGGAATACTGGTGATAATATAGATGCTTCTAAATTATCAGGCACAATTCCCGCAGCAGTTTTACAAGCCGAATGGGATGCAGCTTATAGTCATATTTCAAACGATGGAACAGACCATTCTTATATTGACCAAGATTTACAACAAGCAGCAAGTCCTACTTTTGCGGGATTAACAGTAACAAATGCTATTACAGAATTTTCAACTGACGGAACATTAGGTGATGATTCTGATTCAGCATTACCAACAGAAAAAGCTGTTAAAACATATGTAGATAATGCTGTAAGCGGAGAAGATTTTTGGGATAGAGCAGACACAACATTAAGCCCCCATAATGCAAATGATAATGTAGATATTGGTTCAGGTGATTTTTTAACAACCGGAAAATTACAGATTAGAGATGCAAATATTTATATTAATTCAAATGATGATGGGCATCTTGATTTAACTGCCGATACTAGTATTGATTTAAATTCAAATACAAGTATATATGGTAGTTTACTAGTTGAAGAAACAAATTCAGGCGGATATGAATATGTTCAATTAAGAAACCTAGGTACATCTGGTTATGGTATTGGTATAAATTTTTATGATGCTTACGCAGGAGGAACAGCTACTCCAAATATTAGAGCTATGATGAGAGGACAACCAAACGGTAGTCTTCCGGGTGGTAAGCTTGGTATATGGACAGCCGATTCCAATGATGTTTTACAAGAAAGATTATTAATAAATGCAAGTGGAACTTTAAGTATACCTACAACAGCGAAATTACAATTAAGAGATGCTGGTATTTATATAAATTCAAATGATGATGGACACTTAGATTTAACAGCAGATACAAGTATAGATTTAAATTGTGATGTTGAGGTGTCTGGTGAAATAAATACAGTAGGGTGGACAGATTATTCAGGTACTACTATTGTTACTGGATTTTTATCTACTTCAGTTCTTCAAGTATATTTTAAAAAAATAGGTAAGCTTGTTTTTTGTACATATTATATATCGGGTGTAAGTAATCTGGCAACTTTAACATTTACTGTTCCATATACTAGTAGTAATACAATAGATAATTATACATTAGCTACACAAGCTTCTGATAATGGACATGCTTTAACTGCTCAAGCGATGGCGGTATTAGAAAAAAATTCTGCTATTGTTGATTGTTATAAAACTATAGCAGCAGGGGCATGGACAGCAAGTGATACGAAATCAATATTAGGTCAATTTTGGTATGAAACATCTTAAAAATTAAGGATAAATAATGTTTTGGTATACAGATTGGAAATTTTTAGGTTTAGTAACTTTATTTATAGCTAATATTTTAGGACAAATTGGTAGTATTATAGCAAGTAATTCTGCTAAAAAAATAAGTACTAAAATTATGACTAATGATTTAAAACATTTATCAGGGGATGTTAAAGATTTAAAAAAAGATATAGGTGAAACAAATAAAATCGTAAACAATATATGGACAGCTATAGATGATTTAGGAAAAAAGCAATCAGCTCGAGATGCTATTTGCGAGGAAAGACATAAAAATGATGGGAGGAAATAATGCCTACACCAAAAAAGAATGAAAAGAAAAAAGATTTTATTGGAAGATGTATTAAATATATTATTGAGAATGAAGGAAAAGAACAAAAACAAGCAGCAGCAATGTGTTATTCTATTTGGGAAGAGAGTAAGAAAAAAGAGCAGGAAGAAATTATAAATAAAGGTAGAGGTGATGGACAAGGGCAAGGAGGTTCACGTCAGGGTGACGGAGGGGCTAATAAGTGTGTCTGCACAAGTTGTGGTAAGGAAATATCTCACGTAAAAGGCACACCCTGTACAAAAACTAAGTGTCCTGATTGTGGTTCTTCAATGGTGGGAAAAAGTAAAGATGATACTAAATCTCTAATCGTCAAAGTACTTAATCATAGTATTAATAAAAGTGAACCTTCTATATTAATAAATGATTCTATTTTAATTAATGCACCTGAATTTGAAAAGAAAATAAAAGTAGATAATTTATTATTAACACATTGTCACGGCATCAATTTAGAAGGAATGGATAAGGCAAAAGTAAAAAATCTGTATGTCTTAGATACTCAAAAACATCTTCACTTTTTAGATTATCATGTAAAAGGATATGACCAAAAATATAATACAACTCTTATTAAAGAATATAAGAATGTAGAAATTGAAGGTTTAGAAGTAATGCCAATTATAATAAAGCATCAAGTCCAGGAAATATATGGAGATGATTGTTTGGGGTTTATATTTAATAAGAAAGTGGCGTATATTTCACCATGTCACAGTATTCCTAAAAAATCAATGGAATATTTAAAGGAGATAGATGTATTAATTATTGATGGTGGTTATGAAAATAAAGAACTCTATCAAGACCATAAATCAATATATAAAACATTAAAAGAATTTAAAGATTGTGGGATAAAGCGCATCTATTTCTTAGGAACATTTAAAAATTATAAAATACAGGGTATTTTGAAAGGGACAAGCATAAGAGTAGATACCTTATTCAAAGGTGATATATTAAAAATAGGGATATAAAAAGATAAAAAAAGTAAGCACATATAGTTTCTTTACTTTAAGGATATTTATAGTTAACTATTGGGAGAAAAAATGGAACCGGTTAAATTTGAATTTTTCACTAATAAATTAGAATTCGGTAGTTTATCAAAAGGTCAGGGTAAAACAGACGAAAAGTTTTATGTAAGAGGTTATGCTTCTACGCCTGATTTAGATAGACAAGATGAATTAATCACCTGGGAAGCTCTTAAAAAGGTTGAAGACCACTTAGTTAAAAATAGTACTTTATTCTTTGACCATAATTACGGTAAACCTATTGGAAGAGTAGTAAAGAGTAAAGTAGATGAAGTTGGATTATTTATTGAAGCATATATTTCAAAAACACAACCTGATATACGTACCCTTATAGAAGAGGGTATTTTAAATAGGTTTTCTATAGGTGGAAGAATTTTAGAAATGGAACCGGCACCTGATTTAGGAAAGGAAGCTGCAAGAGTTTTAGATTTAGAATTATTTGAAGTATCTCTGGTAGGTGTACCTGCTAATTCAGAAGCTAAGGTGACAGACTATATCAGAAAAGCAATTAGTGATGCGAGAAAAATTGAAAACGAGGAGGAAAAAGTGGCCGATAAGGATACAAAATTAGAGAACGAAGAAAAGAAAGAAGAAAAAGTCGAAGAAAAGAAAGAAGAAAAAGTCGAAGATTTGGTAATTAAAACTACTGAGGAAGAGGTCGAGTCAGTTAAAGACGTCAAAGATACACTAAAGCAAATTTTAGACAGTGTCACTAAACAATCAGAGGTAGTTGAACAGTATAAGCCGACTATTTATATATCTTCTGAGGATTTTAGTAAGGTTAATAAGATGGAAGTTGGCGACAAAGTCAAGATGGAAATTATAGGTAAAGTTAAATATCTATCAGAGGATGAGACTTCTAAATCTGTATCTATCGAGCTAGACGATATAGAATTTGTAGCAAAGAAATTAGAAGTCGAAGAAAAGAAAGAAGAAAAAGTCGAAGAAAAGAAAGAAGAAAAGGTCGAAGAAAAGAAAGAAGAAAAAGTCGAAGAAAAGAAAGAAGAGGTAGTGGAGGAAAAGAAGCCCGAAGTCAAAGAAGAGGCAGCTACAAGAAAAGGAGTTCAGGCTGAGGAAAAAGAAGAAGATACTGATAATGCAGTCGTTAAAAAACTTGAAGGCAAATCACTGTCTCAAGTTATAAATGATGAAACATTATTTGAATCATTACCTGAAGATATTCAAGAAGAGATTAAAAAACAATACAAATTAAGTATTATAAAATAATAAAGATTTAAAGAGAATATATTAAGAGGAGGTGTAATAGAATGTTAAACAAAGAACTCAAACTAAAAATCTTAAAGGGATTACTAGTTCCGGATGCAGTGGAAACTGAAGGTTCGGCTCAAGCTACAGGATTGTTACCTAAACCTATTGCTGATGAGATGATTAAAGTTATTGAGGAAACTAATTATATGCGCAAGATTTTTCGCACTATAAAGGTTCCCGCTAGGACATTAACTATTCCTACAGTTACTTTAGATTACTCAGGTGTTTTGCAGGCGAAGACAGGTTACGCACCAAGCGGCCTATCTAATACAGCACCATCGGTGGGTAGTATTCTTTTAGAACCGGGCAAATTAGCGGCTAAAGGAGCTCTTCAGATTGATGATATTAATGATTCTTCTGTTGATGTTATTGATTTGTTACTTCAGAATTTCGCTATAGCTTTTGGTAGAGCTGAAGAAAGGGCTATGTTATTGGGTGCCGAGAGAGATAGAACAAAGACTGCTTTGCTATCGATTTTCTTAGGACTCTATACTATAGCAGCTGACCACTCAACCACTACTGCGGTTACATATAATCCTTCAACAGCTTATGCTGTTGCAGATTGTCTTAGTTCAGCTATTAAAGAACTGGGAGTATATGGCAGAAATAAAGGGGAGTTAGTACTAATTGCTTCACCTGATTTTTGTGATTATATGAGAAGGGATAAATCTCTAAGAGATAATATGTACGGTAGTGCTGAGGTTATTAGAAAAGGCGAATTACCTAAAGTTTTTGGAATCGAGATTTTAGAAACCACTTACTTAGACGGTCAAGGACAGGGTAGTAATAAAGCTTGTGCGATATTGATACCTAAAGCTGAAGCTATCATAGGTGACAGACGCCAGTTCAAAGTAACGCCAGACGCAGACCCAGCATCAGATGCAATGAATTACTATGCTTATGAGAGTGTAGATTTCAGACTACAACATATGACCAGTTCAACTTATGACGCAATCGTGCTTATAGACCAGGCATCTTAATGAGAATGTAAAAATTATGGGAGCCGACAATTTTTGTTGGCTCTCAATTTTCAAAGAAAATTACTAGGTTTAGTAAAATAAAGGTTATATAATATGTTAAGATTGTCAGTAGCTCTTACGATTTATCACGTCAGAAAAGGTAAACTGATAGACCAAACAACTTCAACAGTAGTTACCCCATTTGAACCTCATCCATATGCATTAATTTATGCTAGTCATCTTTTTAATCGAGAATATCAAACGAAACTTATCAATAAATTAGTTAATAAAAATTTTATAATTATATATTTCTGCGATAAACTTCCCGATAATCCAATAATACATAAGAATATAATTTATATATTGTCTCCCTGGAGATATTTTGACACGAATACAATTCAAGATGTTAATTTATTCAGTTGTGTTTCAGGTACGGGTAGGAAAGGAAAAGTAGTAGCAGCGCAATATGCTAGAAAATTTCACAAACCTTTGATATATACGGTAGAGGACATTAAGAGAGTAACTAAGCAAATTGTCGAACGCAAAAATGAAAAGACGACTATATTATTTGATACCATATATCAATGTTCAGACAGAGGTTTGGGCGACATTTTAATGACCACTGCTATCTTAGAAGGATTAAAGAAAAAATTTAATGCCGATATTACTTATGTGTGTAAACCGAGAGCAGTACCTTTATTAGAATGTAATCCAACTATTTCAAAAGTAATCACTAAATATGAAGATGCAGATGTAATGAACTATACGTACCATTTACCCCTCATACGACATACTGAAGATTATAAAATAGTTAGGAATCGTCAAAACAGATATGATTCTATGCAAGAACTTTTCATGATAAATCTAGCAGATAAAGACAAGCATCCAAAATTTTATTTAACCGAGGCCGAATCAACGTGGAGTTGCGAACAAATATCAGAAGACAATAGTAACATCAAGATAGGCATAAACGTAGAAGCCACCTCACCGTCAAGACGCTGGACATACGATTACCTATTAAAGTTAATGACTTTATTGAATAGAAGTAATAAATATACTTTTGAGATATATCTATTTGGGCAAGGTCAATTCATTAAGTTAGATGATAGAGTGCCCGTAGATATAAATAACTATGTTGGAAAAACAACTCTAAGACAGATGATTGCACTTACCTCCAGGATGGATGTGGTACTAGCTGCGGATTCATTATATGGACATATTGCTGCAATATTTGACATACCTTCAGTAATAATATATACGGTAATTCCAGCAGAATGGCGAAATAAATATTATAGAAGTATAGGTATTCAGGGTAAAACTAAGTGCTGTCCGTGCATTGACTTTCAGTTTGTTTCACAAGAGGATTATATGAATTGCAATAGATACGGTAATCCTCCATGTGTTAAAACTATTACCCCTTATAAGGTATTAGACAGTATTTATAAATGTATTAAGAAATATAAGGTGGCTAAAAGATGAAACCAAAAAGAGCATTAATATTACACGCCAATAATGATTATAATTCAGGAGATTTACTTACATATTGGGGAACAAAGTATTTGCTCACTAAAGCTCTTCAAGGTGCTCAAAATTTAGATATTGTACAATTTGACATGATAAGAGCACATGATACCGAGCCTAAAACCTATATTAAAGAGTACGCATGGGGAGATATAGATATAATAGTCTTGGCAGGTTCTCCCTGGATATGGAATACATGTGATAAAAGTAAAAAATATAAATTGTTAACAGATGCTCTTAAGAGATGGCCCAAAGCTAAAGTTATAGGTTTAGGAATAGGTAGCTGTTTTAGCAATGAAGTTTATAGAAATATGAGACAGGATGAGGTGGATAGATACTTTTTCAATGACCCCACTAGAAAGCAGCGGCTACATGATATTTATAAAAGGTTTAATTACATACTGGTAAGAGATAATTTTGCTAAATATATTTTAGAAAGATGTAATGTAAAATCAACTTATTCTTATGATACTAGTATTTTTGCGCATCATAGATTTGGAAAAAGTAAATATAAAGGTCAAAGGAAGAAAAGAGCTTTATTTTTTTATAAGCCGGACGACGGTATATCTAAAAATTGTTTAAACTTTAAAGCTAGTGAGTATATTCAGTTTCAATTAGATTGGGCTAAAAAATATAATGCAGATATTTATTGTAATGGTGTGGGGGAAAAGATTTTTTTAGAAGATAAGGGTATTAAAGCGTCCTTTTCAGTAGATTTAGATTTTTTATCTAGTAAATTTACAGAATATAACGATTTATTATCTGGTAGAGTTCACATGGCAATATTAGGTTTTATGACGGGTATACCCAATATTACCTTGTTACCCATAGATACTAGATTTATGACAGTATTGAAGTTTGGTATTACTTTAAAGTTTGTGGGACATTCTTTTAATTACTCACCTATTAAAGTAGCTCCAGCTATTTGGAAGGACATTAATAAGGAAGAGGTAAAAATTATTAAGGGGATTAGAAATGCGATTGCATGAAAAAACCTTAATTTTAAAGTATTTAACAAAAGATATTACACCTGAGAATGGTATAGATATAGGATGTGGACCACGTATAAAAAAGGGACAAAATTGTGACGGTCAAGAATTTCAGGGAAAACTATTGGGGGTAGATAAAAATAGATTATTTGAGCCCGACTTATGTTGCGACATTTTAGATATAAATAAACATATCAACCCTAGTTCTCTTAAATTAGTCACATTTGTGCATACGTTAGAAGATTTAGAAAATCCATATGAATGTTTAAGAAGATTAATCAAACTCATAGCTAAAGACGGTATATTAATTATTATTTGTCCATATCGGGGTAAATATCCGCGTATAGGCACTAAAAACGCTAACGGTGGGCATAAGTTTGACTTTGACCCGCATGATGTTGAATATATGTTGTGGAGGACATTCGTTAAACAAAAATCGAACTATAGGACGCTGAGCGTAAATACATTGGGCACAGATTCCTTTGAAGTTATTATACAGAAAAAATTTGTTAAATTAAATTATAAGTATTGGCCAGGACATCAAATGTGTGATGATAAGGAGTAAAACATGGAAGCTAAGGAAATTTGTCTAATAGATGCGGGAATTAATGGCAAGGAAATATTCTTTAAATTTTCAGGCTTAGAAAAGCTATTTAATGTTACGGAAATTGTAATAAAATATGATGATAATGTAGATTTTTTATCTAGTGATGTATTGGCTAATATGTTCTTATCATTTACATTGCCCGTGCTTGCAAGAATAGTGTCTAATAATATTATATTAAAAACAAAATTAAAACTTCATAACGATACAAAATTATTTTGGGAGAGGTATATAAATAAGGTTCAAAAATATAATAAACATTTGGGTATTTTTAATTTAAAATTAGATGCTGATATAATCACGAACCATGAGGTATTGTATAACCCTGAAAAACCATCCAAAATTGCTGTTCTCTATGGTGGGGGGGTTGAGAGTAATTATACTCTAGCAAGTTTTATTTCTTTGAAACCAATATTACTTGTTTTTGAAGGTAAAAACTATATGAATAATCGCACTGGGCAAAACCAAATAAAACAACAACTTTTAGACGAAGTTTGTAAAGAAAATAATATAGAATATAAGAGAGTTTATGTACCATTTCGAGAGGAAAATGTATCGATAATGACCGAAGTAGATTTTAATAATTTCTTAATGGGTCCATTATTTTACTTTCTATCTTTACCCATTATAAAAAGACATAATATTTCAATAATATTTTCGGGCCAAGAGCAAGAAGATTTACCTCCCTTTCACTCTACTACTATTTGGGATTATTCTTTTAGTTCACACTTTATTAATCAACTATATATAGGTAATGGACCGACGATGAAGGGCTTTGGGGGATATGCGAGTAAATGCAGTTTAATATATGATTTATATCACTTATTTCCAAAGTTTTATAAGTATATTTATAGTTGTTATTGTTGCGGCAAAGATAGGTGGGAAGGCAAATGCTTAAAATGTAATCGAATTGCTTATTATTGTGATAAATTAAAATTGGACAAAAAACCTCTAGGATTACCTGATACAATAACGAATGAACTTATTAGTCCAGAAGTATTATTAGCAGAGAAGAAAAAATATTTGAAAAATTGTGATGAGTTTGCTAGAAATTTAGGATTTGGTAAATAATAGAGAAAAGAAGGCGATTAGAGATGGCTTTAAATGAACTACAGCAAAGACTAATAGGTGAGACTTATCCTCACAATCATAGGTATGAATTTGATGACCAGTTTAACTTAACTCCCATTGGTCAGATAGTAAGGCGAGACAAATTATGGGATGATAAATTTGCTAACATAATAAAAGAATCTAAATCATTTTTAAGCCTCGGGAGCAATAAGGGGTATTTTTGTTTTAAAATGAATAAATCAGGATTAAGAACAGTCGGGGTGGAGCCGAGTAAAAGCCAAGTTGATTTATGCAGTGATATAGTAAAATACTTTAAATTAGAGAACATTAGCTTTATTAGGTCAGAATTCAATAAGAAAGTATTAGCGCAGTTAGACGGTTATGATTTAGTTTACATGGGCAACATGTATCACTACATCTTTAATCAATTTCATAATCATCAACCTATTTGGGAATTACTGTATAAGATAGCGAATAAATATATTATATTTGAGAATCCCTTAGATAATACAGATACAGTAGTTCAAGGAAACTTTTTTAATCCTGATAGACCAAAAAATCTATGGTGTCCAGATGTCCAAAGGGAATACACTAAAGAGAAATTCCTACAAGTAGTTAGCCAGTATTTCACTATACAGGATTTAGGAGTCTCAGCTACTTCCAGTACAAGAAATCTTTATTTATTGACACGAAAAGGACCGGGACTTAGAAAAAGGGAGGATTTTAAGTTACTTAATAACTTGTCTAAAGTAGAAATTTATTCTGCTATTGATAATATCACTAATAGAAAAGTGTGTGTTAAATTTCTAGGAACTAAGGAGAAACCAATAAATCAGTTTTTATTCTATGAGGAACATTTGAGAGGCCTGTGTATATTAAATAAAAGAGGACTATCTCCAGAGATATACGCAATTATTTTAAATCAAGACAAAGAAATAATTGGATATTCAATGGAACTCATTGAAGATTTTAATTTGGGTAGGTGGATTAAATTCCTTAAGGAGAAACCACTTGAAGAGAGAAAGCAAATTGTAATTAAAATACTGAATTCTCAGGTTATTTTATTACAAAATAATTTAGTTATGACAGATATAACTATTAGCAATACAATAGGTAATGATGATAAATTTTATATTATAGACGCTGAAAGTTGGCAATCTATTGAGCATATGCAATATTTAATAGACAAAGACAGTGTTTATGACCTTGCTTTAATAATTGTTAAACTTGAAAGAATAATCTTAAGGTTGTTAAGCCTGAGAGGTTATACTAAATCAGGAATAGAAAAATGTTTTCAACAGATGACGTGTAAATCTTTAATATCTGAAAATTTTTATTTAGATTTAATTAAGGTTATAGAGAGGTATCAAGATGAATAAAGCAAAATTAGCTGTATGGATAGTTGTAAGAGATGATGTATATTATATTGACATGGCAATAAAGAGTGTACTGCCATATGTAGATAGTATTTATATTCTTGATAATGGTTCAACAGATGGCACCCTTGAACTTATTGAGTCTTTTAAGAGTGATAAAATATTTTTAGAAAAAATAAAATATGATTTTGACAAGGCTGACTTTGATAAAGGGTATCACACCTGGAATCACCCTTATTGGATGTGGGATGAGACCAAGGACGGTAATAGTATGGAAGCACAAACAAGGAATCAGTGCATGAAGAATTGCATAGAGAAATTTAAACCCGACTGGTTGATACAATTAGATGCAGATGAGGTTTATACCCCGTTGTTTTTTGCACAGTTAAAGCAGCATGATTTAAGTAAGATAGTGGCTATTAGACATTCGACAGACAATTTTATCACCCCGAATTATATTATGAGGAGACCAAACCAGGATTGCTTTGACCCGCATCACAGGTCCTGGAATCCAACCCTAGATATTAGTTGGAAAAAGACGAGTAAGACTTGCGGACATGTAGCACCAGATATGAGTAAGTTCACCGAAGGTAAGATTTGGATGGATGGTATTGTACACGTACACTTACACAGAACATTTGGCCCAAAGTGTGAGAAGTATTGGGGTGCAGAGAGGGAAGCGAATAAATTATATAATCCAAAAAATATAAATCCTGAACTCTTTGATGGTCTTATAAAAAATGCTAAAAAGGTTAACTTTAATTGGGATGAATTATCTTTTGTACTTGAAAAATGGAAAAAGTGGGGTATAGTATAGTGGATATAAATAAATACGAAAATTATGAAAAAGAACCCTTTGCTGCATGTGAAAATCCGGATGTACCAATGGGAAAATGGTTATTGAAAAATTTGCAGACCAAACCAAACACACTTTTAGATGTAGGATGTGGAATAGGTGTACATACAAAATGGTTTAATGAACAGGGTATAATTACTCAAGGTATTACGGTAAATTCAAAAGAGGTTGAGAAAAGAATACATAAAAATGTTCAATTGGGTAATATGCTGAGTATTCCTTTCGAAGATAGTACATTCGATTGTGTATTCTGTCTGGGTACTCTTGAGCACACACACTCTCCCTTTATAGCGTTAAGTGAATTTAATAGGGTGCTTAAAGATTCAGGTTATTTATTTTTAGACATGTGTGGTATTAACTGTATGATGGTTATTAATAAAATTTATTGGTATCATAAGAATGTACTTTTTCCAATACAAATACGGGATATGCTCCTCAGGTCAAATTTTGAATTAGTAGGTGGGAGTTGGAATGAGACTATAAAGGAAGATGGTACATATACAAGTGTGGCAAGGGCACATTATTTAGCAAAGAAGTTAGAGGTATAGTATGCAATTAATTTTAATACTCCCCAAAAATAGTTTTTTAGATGAAGACAATTTCGTGCCTCCATTGGGATTATTATATGTTGCCGCTGCGTTAAAGCCATCTTTTAAGTTAATAAAAATTTTAAGTTGGGAAAAGGGTTTAAGATATTCTTTTCAAAAAGAAGATATACTTGGATTTGGGGGAAGTAGTATACATGAAGAGCAATTTCAAGAATTGGGTAAGCGGTTTCAAGGAATATTTAAAATAGCCGGTGGACCACTGCCCTCCATACGTCCTAAGAAGATTCAGGATTACGGTTTTGATATAGTAGTTACTAGAGAAATAGAAGGCATAGTAGAATTATTGATAGAAAAGATTTTAAAACGTGAAAAGGGGATTATACGGGGACACCCTAACTTTAAATTAGATGATATTCAAACCATAGACTTCTCATTAGTGGAAAATAAGTTTAATTTTTCCAAGCGTTTGCCCGTTATGACATCAAGAGGTTGTCCATATAAGTGTGCATTTTGTGCAAAGATTATAGATAAGGTCAGATTAAGAAACGTAGTTAGTTTAAGAAAAGAAATAGAAGTATTGAAGGAAAAATATAATCCAAAAATGTTCATATTTTATGATGATAATATCTTAATGAGTAAGCCGCGATTCATACAATTATGTAAAGAATTACAAAAGATAAAGATTGCTTGGAGGTCTCAGGCTCGTAGTGATTATGTAGATAGTACTGTTATAAAATATGCACTAGATGCAGGCTGTAAATATCTAAGTTTTGGAATAGAGAGTGGTAGTCAAAAAATTTTAAATGTTGTAAATAAGTCAAATAGTGTACAAACAAACACAAAAGCGATAAGTATCTGCAAAAAACTAGGTTTAAAGACTAAGGTTTTCTTAATGATTGGCTTACCAGGTGAGACATTAGACACATTGGAGGCTACCAAAAAATGGGTATTGGAGAATCAACCTGATAGAGTAAGTCTTTATATATTCCATCCCTTTCCGGGATGTGACATTTATGAGAATATTCAACAATATGATATTCAAATAGTGGGTAAACAAATGAATTATTATGCAGGGAAAGGAAGCTCTTCACCCTGCATCATTAGGACATCCCATCTAACTTCTACAGAGTTACAGCAGGCTAGAGAAGAGATGGTTAAGTTGTTCCAAAAAAACGATATTATAGTTTATTAGGTGTAAAATAGGTTATGCTAAATATTTTCTTTATATAAGAGGTATAAACATGGATATTCTACTTATTTTGAATAAACTCGATTTAGAGTGTAAGATGTTTAATAAGGATTTATTAGAATTTACATTAGCTAGATTAGAACCCGTCTATAGGGTTAAAATCTATACAGATGAGAAAATAATACCTAGATATGTAGAAGAGAAGTGCATTAAAGCGACCAATAAGATGGAAGCTGCCAGTAAGTTTGCAGAAGGGAAGGAAGAATTTATTATTATATCTAGATTATCTTTGACTAATATAAATTTTGGAGGCTTAATAACATATCATAGAAACCACACTAAAAAGGTAACAGTAGTTGCTAAAAATTTTGTAGTTAATAAATCAATACCTATTTATAAATTAGATGATAAGAAAAATATAACAGCAGTAACTAGAAAGAGATTTGCAGATTGTGGAATTTATTTATTTAAAAAAGGAATTGATTTTAAAAAATATAAAAATATTTTCACAATTATTCTAGATATGATTGATAAAAAAGAAATTAAGGGATTTATACATAAGGGATATTTTTGGACATCTCATAACACAAAAAGAGAGAGAAATCATGGTATTGTTAACACGAGCAGAAGTCGCAGACATATTGGGAATAAGTGATACGAGTATTCCCTGGGATGTGGTTACTTGGGCAGAAGAAGAAGTTAAGAAACTAACAGGTAAATCATATACTGAAGTTTCTACAAGTAAGACATTCTGCTTACGTATGGACAAACAGGCATATTTAGATTTACCAGACATGAATATTACCGAAGTTACAAAGATAGAATATTCAACTGATAATGGAGATACTTGGAATGAAATAGTAGGTGAATACTGGTATTTTGAGGATGAGGGTATAGTAGTATTTGATTTTTTATTAACTGAGTTATATTTATATAAAGTTACTTATAAATACGGTAAATGTGCAGTAGACCCTTTAGAAAAAAAATTACAATTTCTATTAGTATTCAAATACTTATTAAATTATAAACCTGATTTATTCACAGGCGATACTGAAACAAAGCAAGAAAAAATCGGGGATTATGCAATCACATATAATGTACAATCTGCAGTATCGAAACCAGAATTAATTAATAAAGATATAGCAGAATTGAAGAGAGTAATGGGGGCCGGAGACGGTTTCTCGTATGGGATGATGTAAGATGATAAGTACTTATTTTAATAAAAGTGCAACACGTACTAGAAAGTCAGTAGTAAGTACAAATGATTTTGGAGAACCAACTTTTAGCGATAACACATCTGCAAGTTTTGATTGTGCTTTACAACCCGATAATGGTGATTATACGGTAGAGGAATCGGGTAAGGTAATAACAAGTACACATAGACTTTATTGTGCAATTACAGTAGATATAACTCAGGGTGATATAATTACAATAGAAAGTGAAAAGTATAAAGTATTAGCTGTAATGGATGACGCCGGACGAGGAAATCATCTGAAAATAATGTTAAGGATAGTGAGCTAAGTGTCTCAAGCTACAGAAATAAAAGTTAGAGGTGTAGAACAACTTTTAAAAAAATTAGCTGTAATAAGTGCAAAAACACCTAAAAAAGTAGAAGATGGTATGTATCGTCTAACTTCTATGGCAGCAGAAATGACAAGGCAATCTTTTCCAGGGTGGATTTGGGATACAGGTAGATTAGCAGGAAGTGTAGATAATACGGTTAAATGGTATAAGGGTCAAATAGAAGGATATGTTTTTACGATGGTAGATTACGGTATTTATGTACACTTCGGTACTTATAAAATGAGAGCAAGACCATTTATGAATATTGCGATGAATGTATTAAGAGACCCAATACGTCATAAGTGGGCATTCGGAAAGATATTAGAATAATGGAATTATTAAAAACGATAAGAGACAAACTAATAAGTACAGCGGCAGTGACTACCTTAGTATCTGCTTCAGATATACGTGTACGAGATATGCCACTTAGTCGAACTAATAAGCAAATAATTTTGAGCGAAACATTGGGAGATTCTCATTCTACACTAGAGGCAGAAAGTGGTACCTTTACAATAATAATTTATGTAAAAGATACCGTAACAGAGGCATATAGTATTTTAAAACAAATAATAGCAGTAGTTTTAGATACATTAGATAAGAAAAATGAAACATTAGCAGATAGTAATGCATATGTAAGATTATTTAGAAAAACAGATGGTGAACCAGTACACAATGATAGTGAAGAATTTTGGATGTGCCCAATTGTATTTGATACAGTTGTGGGTGAATAAAAATAAATAAAAAGGAGGGGAGAAAAAATGTACACTTTTAAATTTAGTGCAGGTAAAGCAAAGATTGGCGATGATTATGTAGCACCGTGTCAAGGGATTACAGTAGCATTTGCCGGAAATCCTTCCGAACTTTTTGGCGGGGATTACAGATATCCTTTAGCTATTGAGCTAGGAAATCAAAGTTGCGAAATCACAATCGAGAGTGCCGAATTCGGATTGGAAAATTTTCCGGGAGACGACGGCGGGGATGCTGCAACGTTTTTAAAAAATACCTTGATTGACTTGACATTGGAAGCAGGGGCTAACGGTGGCGGTTTAGCAGGTACTATTAAAAATTGTAAGGTAACTAATTATGAAGTTATTTCAGTGCAGGATGATTTTGTAAAAGCTACACTTACTTTAAAGAAAGTTCAATATTTAACGTAATGAATATTTGAACATATTCCAAGATTACTCATAGTAATTGAGTTAATAAAAGGAGGTATATATCATGGGTAAAACTAAAAGAATTACTCAAGTGGATTACACGATTACACTAGAAGACGGAAAGGATTATATCATAAAACCTTTGAGTTTAGTAGAAGTTAAACAATTTACTTCACAATTAAAGGGATTAGATAAACTATCCGCAGATACAGACCTTGAGGAAATTCCAGGATTGATGGATAAACTAATCAAGGTCTGTTCTACTATTTTAGTGAAATCTAATAAGCAGTTAACAGAGGAAATAGTAGGTAAATTAGTTGCAGTTGCAGATATTAAAAGTATTTTAGCTGTTGGACTCGGAGGAAGTGTTGAAACCGAGGAAGATGCTGAAATATAATGGAATTTTCACATGATTTTGAAGTAATTGATATTTTAGCAAGTGAATATGGTTGGAGTATAGATTATATTCAAGAATTAGATATCAATGAAATTCAAGGTTTGATTCAAGAAATTAATACAAGGAACGTAGAGCATTATAAAATGTTATCCTATATTTCTGTTTTAGCATTTTCAGGTAAAACAATAGATAGTATTTTAAATGTTCAACCTGTAATAAATAAAGAGGTAGTCGAAAGTAAAGAAGATAAAGAAAAAATAGACAAGCGACGTGAAAAACAACAGGAACAAATGATGATTAAATTATTTACATCTTTAGGAATGAAACCAAAAAAACTTAAAGAAAGTTTAGATAAAGGGAAGTTGGAAATATAATGCGCGTAGGAGAAATCCAGGTAATCTTAAAATTAGCATATAGAGGTTTTCAATCAGCCTTAAGAGGAATTAGAGGTCAAATTCTTTCCTTTAAAAATTCTATAACTTCTTTAGGAAGAGGTATCAGTCGTATATTTAGTAGTTTATTCAGAGTTATACGTAATGTGGGTATAGTGGCGGGTATAGCTTTTGGTGCGATGATTATAGCAGGGGCAAGATTTGAAGATGCTATGAATAGAACCTTCGCCATTATATCAGGTGGTTCTAAAATGGCAGCTGCGGGTATGTCTGCTTTGACAGAGGAAGCAAGAAGATTGGGTCGTGAGACATTATATTCGAGTACACAAGCAGCAAAGGGTATGCAAGTTTTAGCATTGGCAGGTTTTAATACCAGAGAGATTTTAAAAACTATAGGACCCGTTTTAAATATGGCTATAGTAGGTAACATTGAATTAGCAGAGGCATCTTCAATAGCTATTACTGCTTTAAGGTCATTCCAAATGGATGCGAGTAAGACAGTAAGAGTATCTGATATTCTGGCAAAAGCAGCTGTATCTGCTAACATAACTATAAGCTCCTTAGGAGAGTCATTGAAATATTCAGCAGCAGTGGCAAATGCAGCAGGGTGGTCAATAGAAGAATTAACAGCGGCTATAGGTCAAATGGGTAATGCAGGTTTTCAAGGTTCCATGGCAGGTTCATCATTAAGAAGAGCTATTTCAATGATGTTAAGTCCAACTTCTCAGGCGCAAAAAATAATGAACAAGTTGGGATTAACCTTTACAGATTCTACGGGTAAATTAAAACCGTTCGTAGAGATAATAAGTGCTTTAGAAGTAGCAGGTATTGGCGCTGCAGATATGTTTAAACTATTTGGATTAAGGGCAGCACCAGCAATGACGGCAGTAGTATCTATGGGAGTAGGTAGCTTAACAAAATTACAGAAAAAATTAGAAGATTCAGCAGGTACTGCAGATAAAATGAGTCAAAAATTTAGAGAAACAATAGTTGGAAGATTTAAGGATTTAATGGCTACGGTAAATGAGTTAGCCATTACATTTACAAAAGCTTTTGGTACATCTATAGCAGATGCATTATTTGGTATGAGGAATTGGTTAAATGAAATCAATGACGCCATACAAGCACACGGTAGATTAGCAAAGATAATTGATTCTCTTAAAGAAGGTCTAAGTCCGTTAACGGAAAAATTCAAAGAACTGGGACAAAGTATGATAGACTGGATTAAGGATGCAGACTTTGATGCAATATCAAAGAGTATTAAAGAATTTGTAGCTAGTGCAATGACTAGTGTAGCAAAGCTTATAGAATTTCTCAAGGATGTAGAGTGGGGAGCATTATTTAAAGGACTCGCAGGCGCAGTACAATTTATATCAGATACTTTTTTGAATATACAAACAGCAGTAGAGAAATTTTCCAAATATATTTCAGAAGATTTACCCACAAGTTTAGCGGCCGGATTTGCTAAATCCTTTAATATAATAGTGCAAGGTTTAACCAAGATACAAAGATTTATTTTACCATTTTTAAAATTACCTATACCTCAATTAGTAAGTAAAGAATCTGCAGGGCAGTATGGTGAAACAGAAATTTCTACGCCCAGAGGAAAAGGTAAGTTGCCGAAAGGAATGCACGAAAGAGATGATGTAATAGGTAATATGCCAGCAGGCTTACCTGGGGGGATGTCAGATATAGGAGGAGTATTAGGTAATTTTAAAAAAAATTTAGTAGAATTAAATGGTGAAATTACTAATTTAGCAGGTACATTAAAAGTAACTAAAGCACCCATCACCGAGAGTATCAAGCGTCAACTAACACCCGAAGAAGAATTCAGTAAAAGAACAGGATTAGGCTCCCCGGCAAGGGAGTATCTTAAGTTATTAGCCGATTCAAGTACGGAAGAAAAAGAAGTACAAGAAAGATTATTGGGGAGATGGATAGAGGGACGTAAGGGAATAATAGACATAAATCAAAAAATAATAGATGAAATAATTAGAATGAATGAAGCTATTGCGACAAACACTCAACAAATAGGTAATGCAAAAGTAGAAGACAGAGCAAAAAATAGTAATTATTTAAGAAATCTTAAAATAGGTGGCTAAATGGCAAACCCAAATTTGGAAATGTTTCGCAGTGATACTCTAGCAGAAGTAGGTACTTCAGTAGTACCAATTGATTTTGGATTATGTGATGCAGGAGAAGAAACTTTATTGGCATACGATATCTTACTTTATAATGATAAAACGGGTGCATTAGGTTCAGAAGATGCTAAAAGTATTGAAATAGAATTATTAAGAATGATTATAGAACAAAATGAAACAGGTGACGGTACTGCAAGTCAAACACATACATTAGTATATATTCCAGTGATTAGTGGTACAGACGAGGTAACAGTAGACGGCACTGAGTGGAGAAGAGTAACAAGTTTTGCAGGTCTTGGTGCGAGTGATAAAGTGTATACGCTTAATTATACTACGGGTGTAATATTATTTGGAAATGGTGTAGAAGGTGAGAAACCAGGTGCAGGAGAGGCAATAGTAATTAGTTACACACCTGATTTGAATACTTATGGGAAAACAATTTACACTGATAAATGGATTTCAGTAAAATCAGATGGTGTAGTGCAGGTTGAATTACATATCGGGGCAGTTACTCCAGAACATTCAGCTAAAATAGATAATGATAATATACAAGTTTTACATTATCCAGGATTAACAGATGTAGTGGGTGTTTGGGATAATGCTAGTAAAACAGGTACTAACTATTATACAAGCGGTTCATATGATTCAGATACTGGAATTATAACTCTAGGTGCTTCTTTAGTAGGAGCAGATGCCTATACAGAGTATAAATATGAAATAAAAGATGATAACGAAGGAGTTTATTCTGCCATAGGTAATGGGGATAAACATAGTTTTGATAATAGAATACCAAGTAAAAATGCTAAAAAATTATCTTTTAAAGTAGACGTACCTACAACTGCAAGTACTGAGGGTGGTTCATATTTAAAAGCAATTTTTAGAATACTTTATAGTTTTTAAAACGTTAAAATAAAGAGGTGAGAAATAATGCCAGCAGTACATGCATTTTCAGAAAGTAATGGTGCAGGAGAAGTTGTACAGGATAGTATATCTAATCTTAATATGGGTGATAATGATTCATATGAGATAGTGGTAGCAACTCATCCAGTATTAGCAAGTGAAAATACTTATGAAAAATATATTAGGGCTAAGTTTAGCGGTACCTTTACTGAGATATCTAATATGAAGTTTTGGAAGTCTAGTGGTGCATATTTAACAGGTGAATTAATTAAAGCAGCTGCAAATGTAGTATATACACAACCAGTAAAAACGAATTCAACAGTAGCTACGGTAGATATTCCTATAATTGAAGGTTCAGCTTTAAGTATTCAATCTGCAGCAGGTACAGCTACTATAGTAGCAACAGGTTATACTAAGTATATATGTTTACAATTACAGACAACGGTAAGTACACCATCAGGTGATTTGAATCAAAAAGTATTTTTATTTCAGTATGATGAGGTGTAAAAGTTATTTTAATTCAATAAAATAAAAAATAGGAGATTTAATACAATGAGTCTTTTAAACATCGATAGTAAGAAACCGGAATTACAAATACATTGGGAAGCTATTTTTGCAGATGGTTCTTCTATATCCCAATTTAAAAATGGAGAAGAAAATCTATTTAAAGAAGTACAAAATAAATATGATAGTCTTCTCTATTTTTCTTTAATTCATAAATCTAAACCTGTTAAAATTACTGTAGACCTTAAACAAGGTATTATATCTTTAAATCAGGCTACTCAGTTAGAAGATGTTTTAGTTATTGGTAAAAATAATACTAGACTTATATATTTTAGAAGAAATAGAGTTAAATTAACAAATAGTGAAATAATTAATCATGAAATTATATATTTTTTAGGTTATCAATATTTAGATTCGAACGGAAGAAATAAGAAAGTAATCTTACAAATAACCCAAGATGGAAAGATTGTAATAGGTGGATAGAATGTTAAACAAAATTGCTATTAATATAGTATATTATGGAGTATAATAAATGAGTGAACAAAAAACTATAAACTCAGATAGTAGAATTTATGTACAAGAACAAAAAACAATAAATTCTAATACTTTTATAAGGTATAAAAAGGATTTTTACGCACGTGTAGAAGTAGAGAATACTAGTCAAAAAGATTTTTATAATCAATTAAAGGTAAACCAGCCTACCCCTACAGATATATTAGGATTAACAGCTACGGACCCTGAAACAGGCGATTCAATAATTTTAGATTGGAATGACGATTCTAATTACGGTTATAATATATATAAGGATGTAGGTGCAGTTTGGGTAAAACAAAATGAAACAGTATTACAAACAAATAGTTGCGCTATAGGTAGTTTAACAACAGGTATTCAATATACTTTTCAAGTAAGGGCGGTAAATGGTGCAGGAAGTGAAAGTTCAGGGGTAACTATTACAGGTACAGCCTATCCAAATGATACTCAGCCTTCATTTGATATGTCACACTATACGGGGGCTGATTTTACAATTGGTATAGATGGAGTAGAACAAACGGATGCTGTTTTAGAAAAAGTAGAATTGGTTTACGGTACTTCATTATCAAATGCAAGTTTTTACATACCTAAAAATCCAACTACTCCAGGGTTACCCGAAGCTACTAGACAAGAGGTTATAGTTTATATCAGAGGTAGAAAAGTATTTACGGGATTATTAATTTCCCGAGGTAATAATTATGATTCAACTTCTTTAAGAGTTAATTATGTAGCAGTAGATAAAAGATATGAAGAAACATTATATTCTATGGGTATAGACGTAACTATGCCAACAGGTTATCCAGAAGATTTATGGGACCCAGTTCAAGCAGCAGATTTAACGGGTTTAAATTATAGGGCTTTTGGATTAAAGTACAAGGGAAATTATAAAATATATTGTGATGAAAATGGTAATATAGGTTATTATGAGATAGGTAAACCAATAACTGTACGTACTTTTGAAGTAGGTAAACATATTTTAAAATCTAATATTAAAACCGATTGGTCAAATCCTCCGAAACAAGTTACGGTATATAGTGCAGAAACTCAAAAAACAGTATATAAATCTTGGGCTAAATCAGGTAATACTAAAAGTATAAGTGCAAAAGATATTTCAAATGTACAAGTATTTGCAAAAATAAATAATAAACCTCAAGTAGTTAGTTATTTAGAAGATATAGAAGTATTACCAGGACATATAGAAAATATATACGGTAGTTTTAAATTTACATCTCCTTCAATTACTATTAGACAATTTGGAGAAACTCAAACGGAATATGAAACACGTGTAGCAGAATCAGAAGCAGATAAAGTACAAGTAAGATGGGGTGACGGCGGTTCTGATGGTAGGCATCCAATATCGAGTTATTCGTCTTATTTTAGTTCTTGGCAACCAGTAAGTGCTAAAATAGAATACGATGAAGATGGTGATGGTTGTACAATTGAAGTTTCACCTACACCTAAGAAATGGCATAAAAATGTTCAAAGTGGTACAGTTAAATTTATTACAATGGATGGAGATACTCCCGTAAATACTTATTTATATGTAAATATTTGGAATGAACCTTATTGGTCAACTGCAGTTAAAAAAGTAGTTTATACTTATAAAACAACTCGCAGGTCAAAACAAGCAGGAAGCGGTATAGCTACAAAGACAATACATGAAAATATAGTTCCAGCATTTATAAATGTTCCGAGTGATATACCGTACCAATATGAATCAGATAATAATTATGATACAGTTGATATTTATTTACAAAATAGGGCAGACATAGAAGCTGCGAAATCGGCTTCAGGTACAACTAAGGGAACTATGACTGTTTTAGGAGATGAAACCTTGAATTTAAGAATGAAAGTAAACGGGTTAGAAGTAGTAAAAGTGGTACATGATTTTTCAAGTGGTTTAGGATATGTATGTCATTTAGATTTAACAGATGAAGCATTTTATCCCGGTGTAATTGCATACATTGGAGATGAACTTGAGGTACATAAAAATAATGAAGTTACAAATAATAGTTTTATAACTACGTATCAATATAATCAAAAGAAAATAGAAGCAATAGTAGGTGAACAATTAAGTGACCAGGGGGATGACCCTAAAGCAGGTATAGCTCATTATGCAGATTAAGGAAAAATATGGCAAAATGTCCAATTTGTAAAAATACAATAAATAATATTAGAGGTTTACGGGGAGAAGATGGTTTAGATGAAAACGGTGACCCAATACCTTTTTGGACAGACGACCCAATATTAACACAACGGGGTTTAGCAGGAAATGATTATAAAGGAAAGAATCCTGCAAGATGGGTACACATAATAGAATTACAAAATTATTATGCTGAATTAGAAATTCTTTTAGGTATAACCCCTACTACTTGGTTAGATATTTCAAATGCAGAACCTTTAAGACACGCACATATAGTGCAGTTAAGAATAGCAGTAGAGTTTATTTTAACACATCTAGGTAAAACTATTGCAGATTATTTTAAGTATGATAGACAAGGAGGTGAAGTAACTACAACTCAAAGTGATTGGACAGATGTAGATAGAAGTGGCAGCGGAAGTTACCCTGTGTTACTGGGTAATGTACCAATAAGGGCTTTACATATAGAAGAACTTAGAAGGGGAATGCTAACTATGCCTAACGCTATTATAATGGCGTTTGATAATGCATTAGGTCAAAATGTATATGCCAACTACTCTACAGGAGCTACCCCGTTTTTTATAAACACAGATACTTTAAACGCATTCGACTTAGATGATATGCGTTATGTAGAAATACATAAATTTCAACATGATAAAATATCTATTTTTGAAGGTCCATTCTTTTCCTGGTTATCTAATGATGAGTTAACTCTTACAGATTCTTGGAGTGAGCATATGACGGAAACCACAAATTTTATGCCTCTAAGTTACTATTATGAATCTGGCGGCGTATGGTACTACAATTACTCCTATGAAAACCATTGGATTTCTACCGAACCTATAAGTAGTGAGGCAGATGAAGAAGAACATGATTACGTATTTTATGGTGCATCTAGAGATTTTGGTGGTAACTATGTAGATAAATTTACTTGTCCCTGGAAGAAGAATATAGGAACTAGTGATGGTTCACCTACACAAGTTTTTCCTACTAGTAGAACGTATCCAGCGTTACTACCTGAAGTTTCTTATCCAATAACTTTTAATAACACTGAAATGTATATTTATGTAGATGGAGTATTATGGGAGAGAGTAGATAGTTTTGACGGACAAGATTGGGATGCTAAAGTATGTACAATATCAACAGCAGTAGTAGCTAGGGTAGGTACAGCCACTATAACTTTTGGTGATGGCGAAAGTGAAACGGGTAACGGTTTAATACCCCCAAATGGAGTTAGTATAGTAATCGAGTTTGCAATAGGAGTTTCAATACTTTGGGAGCACGAAGCTAAGGTACTAGATACTATAACCAATAGTCAGTATACAAAAATGACTTCAGTAGATGGGGTTAGGAATTCTTTATTTGTAAATCTAAATGACCCTTACCATATGAATATAACGGCAAATGCTGATTTAGATATATACCATGACCGAATGGAGATAACTCTTAGAGACCAAGTCAAAACAGGTACATTTACCAATCCAAATATATATGCTAGGGAATACGGTAGTATTAATGATTTCGATAGTGCTTGGGGAAATAAGACTATTACTAATAGCCATTCTTATAGGAGACAATATTGGTTCGATGTTTATAATTCATTATTTGGGGAATTTCATCTTACACATCCAACTGCTACTATGAGTCCGGTTATTAAAGAATTTACTTGTAGTCGAGTAGTAGGAACTCCAACCGTAGAACATAGCAACATTAAAATTACCCAATTGCCCTACAATATAAGTGGTAGTGTTGTAACTTTTCCTTATACTATTTTTTTCGGAATTACGCAAGCAGATTGGTTAGCTAATTACGCCTACGCTAGTGAGGATTACAATAATGTTTACTATGAGAAAGATGGCGGGGGCGATTTCGGCGGTATGACTTTAGCATTTTCTAGGAGGACATATAGATATATTCATATTTGGGGAGACTTTATTCCCGGAGCAACTGAAATTATAGAAACTCTAACAGGTGATACCGTAACTTATCATGGTTTAGACCAAATGGTTTCCATAAATATTCCCTTCCAGGCCGGAGAAAGTTGGGATTTAGGTTCAGGATGCTACTCAACCTCAACAAGGGAATGCTTGCCTTTAACTTTTACTTGGCAAGTAGTAAATATGTGGTTTAATGATAGTTTGTATAAATATAATAGCGTGGATGATTTAACGCTACTTTCAACATTCTCAGACCTATCACAGGGTGAACAAGGATTATTTACTGCTTTTAAATCGGGTGATAGTGGGTTTAACTTGTATGTAATCAATGCATCTGCAATTACTTATGATGGACATACTAAACCAACCGCAGATGATTATACTTATCTATACGTAAGTGAAGATGGAATTACTTGGACAAATCCAGGAATATATAAAGGAAGGGCATATAGCTCAGTTCCAGTAGACTTAGGAGCGTATGTTCCTACTCTATTCATAAATAAAGCCATAACTGTGGAAGATGCTTGGGCTTAACTTAAGGAGAAAAAATGCAGAATTTTAAATTTAGTGTTGCAAAAGTAGAATTGAAACAAGGTGCAGTATCAAAAAAAGAAATAAATTTAACTACTGATATTTCTATAGAGTATGATATGAGTACTGTAAAGAAACATGGTCAAGATGGTTTAGTACAGGATGAATTTAGTGATACCAAACAAATAAACATATCTTTAACATATGCATCAGAAGATATTGAACCTACTCTTATTGAAGATGAAGATTATGATTTACATTTTACTACTGGATTTAACGACGGTGGAATAGCAGTTACTTTAGCAGATTGTAAATTACTTAAATATTTAGTAATACAATCTCAAAGTGGTTTTGCAATGACTAATTTAACATTTTCAAAGAAAAATGAAATGAATTCAGTAGTAGGAGCTTCTATTACAAAACAAAGAGTTAAATTTGGAAGTAACTATATTGGAGATTCTGCATATGTAAATGTTAATTATGTAGGAAACGCTCAACCCATTGTTGTACCTACTGCTTTAGGAATATTAATTCAGTCTACTTCAGATTTAGGAGGTGGACAATTAGAAGTTAGGGTTAGAGGTTATGTAAAAAAAGATACTAGATTAGAATTAGAACAATATCTTATAAATTTATATACTGCATTAGCTACGGGTTCAGGTACCTTAACAGTGGAATACGGTGCGACCTCGTATACCATAACTAATTGTTATTGGAGAAGTGGTTCTCCCAGTATTAGTAATAAGAACTTTACAGATTTTGAATTAACGTTCATCAAGAGTGCCTATTGATAGTGTATAAAGGAAGGACGACAAAATATCGTCCTCTTTGTGCGCCGAACCAACCTTCACCAAAAATAAATATTCCTCATTGTCCTAAGTTATTTAGTTTCAATGGCTTAGAGACACAATTCTTTTAACAATAAGTTGTCAATTTCCCCCAGTTATGGTATAATAGAATTGACGGTAAAGGATATGATTCAGGTCAACAAAGGAGGTTCAAAATGAAAGTAAAAGCAATTAAGAAAGTAGTAGAAAAAATTAGTGAAAGATTTTTATTACCGAAACCAGTAGTAACTGCTTTTAAAAGAGATGGTGAAACACAGTTAGAATTAAGAACAGAAATTAGTGGATATGATATGGCATATAGTAATTTAATTGAAGATATTGAAAAAATTGACAAGGATTATATTTGTGAACCTCAAGGTGGATGTGTTTACGTAGTATATAAACCTTGTTAAGGAGGTAATAAAATGTTGAGTGTACAGGAGTGTAAAAATTGTGCAGGTACAGGTTGGTACCCAGAGAAAGGTGAAATTATTTCTTTTAAAAATTACCGCTGTAAAAAATGTAAGGGTACAGGCAATATAATTAAAAAGAGAAAGTAAAAGAGTTGACAATTTTCAAAAAATATGCTATACTTATATTAGAGGAGAAAAAAATGAAATATATATTAAAAAGAAAAACGGATGTTAGGGATAAAAGGTTACCAATAATAATAATCAAGAAATTTAAGGTATTTGGATATGTTATAACAATATCACGTCACGCATTAAATGCAGGTTATAAATATAGAAATGAAATTAATGTTAATATAAGTAAGGGTTGGGAGGATTAAAATGTATTGTAAGCACGGTATTACTAAGGAAAGTTGTGCAATATGTAATGGTACAATGATACAAAAAGAATGTAAACAAGAGCAATATCGTGATGAAAGATTAAGGAAAAAGGAATACATAAAACAACGCAGTAAATTACAGGAAGATAGTAAAATGTTTGCAAAGAGACATCGAGACGATGTCATGGATGAAGATATAAAATATGTTATAGTTAATACCGTAAATGTAGAAAAGGAAGAAATAGAAATACTGTTTAATATAGCTAAAGAATTAGAAAGAACATTGCATGCGATTGAATGGATTTATAAATATGCCTGGAATGAAAATATAACTGAATTTATAAAAAATGCAGATGATAATAAATGGTATTTAAGAATTCAACATATAAAAATGGAGTTGGGATTATGATAGATACTGCAGAGCATATAAAGCAAAAATTAAAAGAACATTTTAAATTATATGGTATAGAATATACGGGAGAATTAATTAAGCGCACTTATAAAAATAATAAGAAAGCATTAAGTTCACTACTCTACTACTACAATGGGCTAATAAGGAGGAAGTAAAATGTGGGTTAAGATAAATATTAGGACAAAAGAACAAAAGGAAAGAAAACAATATTCACGGGTTACTAAACCGTATACATTAAAGGATGCAAAAGAATTATCTAAAAGATACGTAGAAGATGATAATATAGTAGATGTATTTATAACTCACTTTGCTACATGGCATAATTATTTAGTTTGTTATTTAAAGAAAGATGGTAAAAAGGGATATATAAAAGAAAGTGCAAGAATAGATTAAGGAGTACAATATGTCAGAATGGTCAAAGGTAATTATTACATGTGAAAGTGGTAAGGTGGTAGAATTTGACCCAGAGGACTGGAATGAAACACAAGTGCTCAAAAGATTAGAAAAAGAAGGTGAAAAAATAGTCGGTATTAAACATATTGATGAGTATAAACAATATAGAAATAAGGACTAGCAAAATGAAAGATGTACATAAAGAATTTATGGAAAAAATGTGCCCTAGGTGTCATAAAGAATGTGTAACTAAAAAAGAAGTTAAAGAGTGTATGTTAGCATATAATGATTTTGAAATAGATTACTTAGAGGAGGAATTGAAATGAATAAAGAACTTGGAAATAGATAAGATAGTAAGAAAGAGTGTTTGGAACTATTGCGTAACTGCAAATAAATTTTATAGCGCATGTTTGCATGTTGAAATATTCAAAACTGAGAAGGGGGCACAAGATGACTAAGGAAAAATTAAAAGAGATTTTAGTAGAAGCAAAATCAACATTTGAGATGATAGACATAATAGGTAGGGAGTTTCGTGAGTCAGATACTCTTAATTTAGAATATTATCACAAAACACTCGATAAGTTATCAGGCTGTTATACGTATTTAATGCCAATTTATTTAAAAATCGAAGCAATCAAGAAAAACACAGAAGTGAGTAAGTATATGGACCTGAAACTTAAATTTGTGCCCAATGATATAGAGAAAAAATTTGTAAGCACTGTTGCAGATAAGGAAGCATCTTATGAGGTGAGAGATTTACGTATGGCTAGAAATATAATCGAGGGATATGTAAAGGTCACGGAAACCGATATCAATACATGCAAAAAACATATCGGAGGAAATGAAAAGGAAAGGCAGGTTCAACATAATGGGTAGAAAAAAGAGTATAGATAAACTAACACCTCTTGTGTTAGAATATGGCGTGACGCATGATGATAACTTAATCGCTCAATTGATAAAGGAATCATCAGGATTAATTTATGTGGTAATGAAATATTATCGAATGGATTATTTCCCGGGACTAATACAGGAAGAAGTTGTAGGAGCATGTAAATCTATAATATTATTAAAGGCGATTAAAGGATTCGATGCAAAGAAGGGAAGGTTTTCAACTTATTATACATGGAAATTAAAAAGTTTTATAAAGTGCAAACAAAAATATTTTTTAAGAAGGAAGAAATTATTGGAACATCTCTCAATTGATGAAAAAATACCGGGAGCAGAGAATATGACACTAGCAGATTTTATGCACAATTTCGACTTATTGTTAAAACAAAAATTAAGTGCTAAAATGGCACAGATTTTTAACCTTTGATATATAATATAATTAATGATGGATATAATTCACAAATTTAATTCAAAAATCGAAAAGGTAAAATCGGATAAGATTTGTCTTCGATGTAAAAATAAAACTGCAAGCATTGCAGTAGTTGAAAATGCTGAATACTTTATTTGTTCAGAGTGTAGTATAAGAATATCGATGCACGATTTATTAATGAAGACGTTGCTCAATGCATATAAACAACTGAAATGGAGTATAGTTCCCGAAAAGAATAAGTCTGCATTAGAAGAAGAATGGACGACAATTAATCATTATGACATAAGTGAGTGGAGTAAGTGGCTTAAAGAGGGATATTATGTCAAGCATAAGAAATATTGGGCAAAGAACATAGGATTGGGAGTAAGGACTGGGAGCGCTAGTAATATTACAGTAATCGATGTTGATGAACTTGATAAATTTCCCGAAAAGTGGCTCGACTCAACCATCGTTCAGAAAACTCCGAGCGGAGGTTATCATTTATTTTTTCAATATGAGCCAGACATGAGAACAACACAAGCAACAAAAGGAAAATTAGGTATAGAGGTATGCGGCGACGGTAAAAAGGTTACGATATATCCTTCGAATAATTATCTATGGAAGAACTTTACGCTAAAAATGCCAAAAATGCCGAAAGAATTAAAAGAGCTAATACTCGCTAATTGTAAAAAATCTGAAAATCTATCTGATGATATATATAAGGAGATAGATATTCCTGAGGGACAAAGGAATAATCAGCTAGTGACAATCGGAGGTGTTCTTAGAAAATTTTTGCCAAAGCAGCAGCTAAATAACACATTGAGAGTAATTAATCAATCATTGTGTAATCCTTCGTTACCGCAGATGGAAATAACAAACCTCGTAAAAATGTTGAGTTCATATGATGATGATGATAATGATTTTTTTAAAAATCAGGTATACGAATATTTAAAGATGGTCGATGAAGAACATTCGCGGGATATATCGCAGGCATTAGAAATAAAACGAGGAAGGACAGATGGATTTTTGAAAAAACTGTGTGATGAAGGGAAGATAATGAAAATTGCTCGTGCAACATATAAAGTAAAAGTACGAGCAGATTGGAAAGAGGGATTCGAAGGTGAAAATATACAGGCGCTAGATTATAAAGTTCCGTATTTCGATGATATTGCATATTTTGTTCAAGGTGACATGATTATCATTGGGGGTCAGCCAAAGATAGGAAAGACAACAATAGCAGTTAATGTATTGAAGAAATTAGTAGTGCAAAAGACAAAGCCCCACTATTTATGTATTGAAGGAGGCGCTCGACTTAAAAAAACAACAAATATTTTAAAGATTGACCCAAAGAGCTTTCTTCATCTTTATGAATGCGACCCGATGAAAATTGAAATTGAATCAAATGCGATTACAATTTTAGATTGGTTATACATCGAAGATAAGTCGATGACAGATAAAATATTCAAATATTTATCTGAAAAATTGCAAGAGAGGAAAGGATTATTAATTGTTTTTGTGCAACTTAAAGAAAACGGAGATTGGTTTGCACCAAATATGATTAAGCAGTTTCCTTCATTAGCAGCAAAATATTTTTATAGTGATGAAACGGGCGAAACAGGATATTTTGAAGTCTCAACAATAAGAGACCCTAAGGGATTTAACAGGTTTGTGAGAATACCCTGTCGTTATGATAGATATACAAAAGTGCTGGAGATAATAAATGAAGAGAATCAATAATATAATTTTGGGAGGTGGAATTGCGGGATTAATTTTAAATAATTATATCAAGGATTCGATATTGATTGAAAAATCGGAACATGTTGCAAGAGATTTTTCGAATAATGTATTCCCTAAATATATTCACGCTTCTGATGCAGCTATTAAATTGTTTACTGATGTGGGGATTAAACCTACGCTGAAACGTTTTAAAATAGGCATATATTATGATAGTAAAATATTCAGTTTTTATCGTAATGTCAAGGGAAAGAGGATGATGTATTGTGATTATTGTCTAAAAAAATACGGTCAGCTAAAAATAAACAAAATGAATCAATATATGAAAAAGAAAAGAATAACACATCATATAACAAATAAACAAGAACTAATTGATACTATATATAATAAAAATAAAAATAGAATCTTAATCAACGAGAACGTAGCATCAATTGATGTTATTCGAAGGACGATATATACTAACTGCAATGAATATAAATATAAGAAATTAATATCGACAATACCAATTAACATATTTGCAAATATAGCTAAATTAAATTCAGACATATTAAGGTACATCACGCTCAATGCATTTATATTTAATGTATATAATATAATGTGTAAGTATGACTTTATTTATGTTCCTGACTTACATTATAGGGCAAATCGTATAAATATTAATCGTGATGAGGGTGTAGTCATTGTTGAGGTTACAGGAGATGAGTCGAAACTAAAAACAAGCGATGTAAATAATTTCACGCAAATGTTTTGTGGAAAAATAATAAATTCAAAATTCACTCAATATAGGTTCCCAATAACGTCTCTAAGAAAAAATGTAAAACATGTGAGGTTTGTTGGGCGCTTTGCACAAGGTAATTATGCAATAATGATGGGAGATATTGTTGATGAAGCAAAAAGATTATCTAAAGAAAATATTTGAAATACAATCAGACTTCAATAAAGACCTCATTAATCTTTCGATTAAAGATAGAGAGTTGAAGACTAAAGAGTTTATACTCGCATTATTGTCTGAAACAACTGAGTTATTAGAAGAAATAAACTGGGCAAAATGGAAAAGAAAGAAGGATGTCATATCTTCAAATGTTAGTGAGGAGATAATTGATATAATGAAATTCTTATTGAACATATGCATCTTGTGGGGAATTGACCATAAACAGTTCTACGATGAATTCGTAAGGAAAAGCATGGTCGTTGGACAGCGTGCAAAACAAAAGCGACTAATGGATGATTTAAGACAACACCACACGCCGGTATGTGCTCTGGATTTAGACGGCACACTTGTAGATTATCCGAGATGCTGGATAGATTATGTGAATAAAATTAAAAAAACGAACTTTGATGATTTATTTGACATGAGGAATAAATTGGATAAGATGGAGTATCTAGAACTTAAAGATAGATATCGCAAAAGCGGAATAAAGCAGCATTTACCAATGATAAGAGGTGCTAAGCGATTTGTTGATAAATTATCAAAGTTAGGATATTCAATAATAATCATTACAAAGAGACCTTACAAGAGATATTATAGAATATTTGCTGACACGAAGATAAGCTTAGACAGCAACAAGATAAAATATGATGCAATATTGTTTGATGATAATAAACACAAAACAATCGTGAGTGAATTTCCAGGATTATCATTTATCGTTGAGGACAATCGAAGAATTGCGAATGAAATATCGAGATGGGGATATAAAGTTTTTTTGTTAAATACTAAGTATAATCAGGGAAGTATCGACAAAAATGTTGTGAGGGTATATAATTATAACGAAGTTATCAATAATCTAAAAAGGGAGGTGGAATAGTGGCAAAGAATAGTTATATTAGTATTGTAAAAGATGCATTAAAAGAAGGCATTGAGAAGGACTCGATGGTTGAATATATCAAAGAGAGACTTCCGGACTACGAGGAGTGGAGAATAAAGGCAAAATTAACAGCAACAATTAACCGAATCAATAAGAAGGGTGTGAAAGTTGAAGTGAGGGAGGTTAGCAAGGAAGAGGTTAAACAAGAAGAAGTCGGTCAGGAGAAAGAAGAAATTAGTCAAGAAAAAGAAGTTGAGAAAAAGGAAGATATTCAGAAAGAAATATGAAAGTACTAATAACAGGCCCAAGAGGGTATCTAGCGACCGCGATGAGAAACAAGGCAGACATTGATTTCATCTATGAGAAAAATGCTTACGGAGATATCATTGAAACTGACATTACGCACTCAGAGCGGTTTCTAGATTTTGATTATGATGTAATCATTCATAATGCGGGAATTGTAGGGACAACGAACTGCATCAAATCTCCATATGCTGTAGATGTTAATGTCAATGGAACTGCCAATATGATTAAGGTGTCTCGAAAAAAGAATGTTCCAATAATCTTTTTATCGACATCGGTTGTGTATAAACCAACCAGACTTGATATAAAGGAAGATAGTCTAAAAGAACCACAGACATTGTATGGTAAGACTAAATATCTGGGAGAGCTCATGTTGAGAGAATTGTCCGATAAATTTATAATCGTTAGACCCTGTATGATATTTGGTCCGAATGATAAACATTCAGCTATTACGATGGCAATGGCGCCAACAAAAGATAATCCGAAGACGATATATCTAGACCCTCAATATTATAAACCATATTTGCATATAGATGAGTTTGTAAAAGGAATGGAGATAATAATAAAAAACCATAAAAAATTGTTGGGCGAAGATATCAATTTCGCACCCGAAAAGCACCATAAGGTGAGGGACATATTAGATTATGTTTATCGAATAACAAAAAGGAAAAATTATAAGTTAGTTAAGAAACATGATTACTTAGGTGACCACATCCTGACTGACAAGAAAATTAAGAGATTGACAGGATGGAAGCAGAAACATTCGTTACAATATAGTATCTGCAAGACATATAAGGAAATGAAATGATTGATGAGATAGATTCTATCAAGCGTTATGTAGAAGAGAACGGAAGATTGATTAATCGAAATCACGGTTCATCGAGAGAAATATTGTCATATTCAATTAAACTGAATCCAGAAAATTATGTGTCGTTTAGAATAAAAGAGTACAATGAATATTACAAAATGATTGCGAATCAAATACCGATAGCATTAACTGAATATAGCAAAAACAAATTTAGCAGGAGATTGTTGTTCCAATTTGATAGGTTTTATTATGAAGATAGGGTGGAAGATTATTTGATTTGCCCCGAAAGCTTTATAATATTTTTCATAAATGATAATGATTATGAGTTAGTAATAAATTTAAGAAGTACTGACATAGATAGATTAAGTGAAGATGTGTCAATCATAAAACACATAACGCAAGGCATATTCGAGGAAAAAAATTTATCATTAATTCGCGTGCACATATGTAACTTACATTGTTATATATTATAATGACGGTTCACGACTTCATTCGGAGGTTCGACAATGTACAAAATAATAATATTCGAAGGTCCAGACTGCTCCGGAAAATCAACGATTAAATCAGCATTAGAAAAGCATACAAACTATAAGCATCTATGTGTTGACAGAATGTTTATTACATCACTTGTATATAATAAAATAATAAATAGAAATAAAGATATTGAACATGACATATTGGGAGACTTGAATGAATTTGCAAATCTAAAACCAATATTCATTCATGTAATTACAGACTCAGATACAATATGGAATAGAATAAATAGACGCGGTGATGACATGTTGACAACAGAAGAACTTGTTATCAAGATATGTGCAGAATATAAACGAGTATTTAAGTCATTGGAAGATTCTATTGACATTATTGAAGTATTCGGTAATGAACCTGTGCTTAAATCAGTAGAGAGGATAGTGGATGGGATTCGCAAAAGATATAAGGGAGATGAAACAAGACGATGACAATGCTATATTGTCATTTGATGATTTAATTGTTTCATATAATAAATGTAATAAATGTGCTGACACAATAAAGTCAGGAGCATGGATGAAATATATTCATTCTCCTTTCATGGCGATAGGTGCGAATCCTTCATGCAAGAACGATGATAGATTTGAAGGTAGAGATAAAAAATATTATTTCAGAGATAAAAAATATGAAGAAATTTTAAATGAAATACTGCGAACAGTAGGATTATCAGTCGATGATGTATACATAACAAATCTATGCAAGTGCGCAACAAAAAATAATGAAAAGTTATCTCATGAAACAATTAAAAATTGTGCGACAGGATTTTTGAAATATGAAATGTCGTTCATTAAACCAAAAATAATATTTGCGTTTGGAGCACAAGTGTGCGATGTTTTTAAATTAAACATCGGAGGGTCGAGAAACGAAGGAGGAAAATTGTTCATAGGAGTTCCTCATCCATCATCGCTTAGATACGATTCGAACAAAGAAAAATTTATTAATATATTAAATCTTAATCGTGAAGCAATAATAGATACATATACAGATTGGAAATTTAATCATCTTCATATTCATAATCACCATTCGCTAAGGGATTCCGTAATAAAAATTCCAGAGTTGGGAAACTTTTTAAACATGAATCACAAGTCGCATATAATATCCACAAATCATTATCGACTGTCAGATTGCTTACAGATAGAGGTCGAAGCAAATAAACATAATATGATTCCGGTATTCGGTTTGGAGATTGCGATGATGGATAATATTGATGAATTTTATAGAGCGCTGGAGGGAGATGATTCTGAACTAAAAACAAAATTGAGAAATGAAAAGGCAAGACATCTTACATTAATCGCAAAAAATCTAAAAGGATTCAAGAATTTAATTAAGATTCATAATAATGGATGGGATAAGGGATATTATAGAAGACCGTATGTTGATTATAAGTGTGTACTAAATAATTTAGAGGGAATCATATGCTCGTCTGCATGTTCATCTGGGATATTGTCTCATGAATTGCTAAATAACAATAAAGAAGCTGCGATGCACTATGCAATAGAATTAAAGAAAAAATTCGGTGATGATTTTTATATCGAACTGATGCTAATTGATTTTGAACCTCAAATAAGAATAACAACTGAATTAATAGAAATTGCTGAAAAATTAAATATAAGAACTGTAATAACAGGTGATGTACATTATCTAAATGAGAACGATTATGTAATTAGAGAAATGATGTACAACTTATACAATAAAAATATTACGATAACCGAGATGAAAGAGAAGAAAGACTTCTCATGCAAAGATTTATATTTCAAGTCATATTACGATTTGAGGAGACAATATAATAAACAATATAAATCAGAAGAATTCTCAATAGAATTATTCAATAGGAGCATAAGCGAAGTGAGCAATGTATTGAGCAAGATTGAAAAATATGATATACCCAGAGCTAATCACGAGCTATCATTCTATGATGATGCATATAAATTAATTCGAGAGAAATTATCAAAGAGCTTTGCACAAAAATTGAAAGAAGGCAATATTGATAAGGATAAGGCACAAATATATAAAGATAGGGCTACACACGAACTAGAAGTAATTAATGAAATGAATTATATTGATTACTTTTTAATATTAGAAGACATTACATCTTATTGCAAACAAAAACACGGTAAATACTCCGTTGGACCGGGGCGTGGCTCAGCCGCAGGGTCACTGATAAGTTATTTGTTAGGGATTACGGGTATCGACCCAATAAAACATGATTTATTATTTGAGAGGTTTTTGAGTAAGGGTCGAGAAGATATTGTTGATATTGATACTGATTTTGCTACTGATATAAGAGATGATGTTATTGAATATGCCACAAAGAAATTTGGAAATGAACACGTTATTTCAATAGGAACAGCGAGTCTATTAAAGACAAAAACGGTTATATTAGATGTTTCAAGATTTCTCGGTATACCTGCACAAGATGCATTTAAAATTACTGCATCAGCAATGAAGAATCTTACTGATGAAGAAATGACGATGGAGCAATTGCGAAGTGAATTTGTGGCGTTTGATAAGATGATATTAGAAAATCCTGAAATGGAAATATATTTTGATAAGCTGAGGAAAAATATTAGACATTATTCTAAACATGCAGCAGGAGTATTGATTACTCCCGAGAATTTATATGAAAAACTTCCATTAATAAAAGTGGGAGGGGAATTGCTTACGGGATGGCAAGAAGGTTCAGACTATCATGAATTGTCACGACTTGGATATTATAAATTTGATATGTTGGGTCTCAAGGGACTGAAAATGATTAATGATACATTAAAGCAAATCGATGACAAGATTGACTTTGATGATATCGACTTAAACAATAAAGAAATAATTGAGGCGATGTACCATGATGATTATGTTGGGATATTCCAGTTCGAAAGCACACTCGCAAGGAATGTGATAAAGTCAGTACGACCAGAGTGCTTTGAAGATTATGTTCACATAAATTCATTATTGCGACCAGGACCGTTAAGGGCAGGAATGGTCGATGAATATGCAGCGAGAAAGAATGACGAAAAAGCATATACAATACACGACAGCTTAAAAAACATATTGTCAAGGACATATGGCGTAATAATAGAACAAGAACAAATAATGAAAATAGCGCAGCAATTGGGAGGATTTAGTGACATAGAATCAAATAAATTCAGAAAAGCACTGGTTAAATATTCTAAATCTGCAGAAAATGAACAACACAGATTCGGAGAAATATTATCGTATAAAGAAAAATTTATTAAAAACACGAGTGATAAAATTGGAGAAGAACAAGCAATAAAATTATTCGAATTGATATCTCATTTTGCAGCATACGGGTTCAACAGGAGCCACAGTTTATCATATGCGATGATAGCATATATAGAAATGTATTTGAAAACATATCACGTGAAGGAATTTTATGTGTCGTTATTGAATAATGTTGACGCAGCAAAAAAAGATGACTATTTTGATTTCGCATTAAAAAAGTATATCATATCAGTAATGAATCATAATATTGAATTATTGCCTCCAGACATAAATAAATCAGATGATTCATTTAAACTCGACGATGACAAAATAAGATTCGGCTTGTCTCATATCAAATATCTTTCTAAAAAGGGGATAATCGAAGTTAAAAACGCAAGACCGATTAAGTCATTGGAAGACTTATTAGAAAAAGCACAGAAGAGAATATTAAATAAGAGAGTAGTGGAGAGTCTTATTTATTCAAGAGCATTTGATGGAATATATAATACAACAGCAGAAGCGCTAAACGAATTCGCAAGAATTAGAAAAATTGAAATACCCGATGATATAGATTTTGTTGAAAAAGAGAGGAGTGTATTGAGAGTTTGCTTGTCAGAACTATTGCATCTAAAGGAGATAAGGAAAAAATATAAACACTTAGGTGTTGTGGGTAAAATAGCGGGAAAAATAAAATCGACATCAAAAAATAATTCGACATATTATAAATTTTCGATATATAATGATATTGATAAGTATGACAACATTTATGTTTGGGATAAACTCTTAATAAGAAAGTTCGAAGATATTAGTGAAGGCGACATTGTTGCCGTTGCAACAATGAAGAAAGGTAAATTTTTATATTTAAGAGATTTGAGGATAATAAAGGAGGAACTCTGTGAAAGATAAGAAAATAGATAACATGAGAGAAGCATTGGGAACATCACCCAATAGTAAAGTGCAAAAGACGTATGACTATGTAAATTCACTCGAATCATCATATGTTAAATTAACCGATTATACCATTAACCCATACAAAACACTGTTGCGGATGGCGACTGCTACGTGGGGTTCGGGTAAGATTGGCGAAGGCAATGGTTCAACACAAAAATGGGAAAAACTGTCGCCAGAAAATCGATATCGAGTTGTCTTATCGGTTCTAACAGGAAATACACTACCAACAGCTCAGGAATCAGTAAGTTTTACATTTGAATTTAATGGTATTCCGAGACATACCTTTGACCAATTTGCGAGAATGAGAATTGGCTCGGGACATGCTTCAATAGGATGTAGAGATAATTCAAAACTAGATGCGCCATTCGTATTATATTCAAGATTGTATAATGAGTTACAAAACAATCCTGATTTAAAACGCAGGTTTTTGGAGTGGGTCATCAAGACAAAAGACTTATATGAAGAAATATTAAGCACAGGGAAGGGCTCTTGGCAGACAGCAAGAGCAGTCTTACCGATGAGTTATAATCATTCATGGGTATCGTATGTAAATCTATTAGCATTGAGAGGACAAATGGGAAGAAGATTAATGGCATGTGAAGAGGCGCCGATGGTGCTATTATTCTGGAAGATGAGAACAGAAATCGAAGACAAATTTCCCTTAATTGCAAATTATTTAAGACCGGCGTGCGATAGAGCAAAAAAATGTATCTATCATGGAGGGGCTGAGGGCTTGACAAAATATTTCTCTTCACTGTTTGCGGGATGTGGTAGATGGCCTGATGAAAATAAATATTCTGAATTTAATAATAGTTGCACTGATTATGAAGAGTTATCTAAATATGTAAAAATTGTAAAGCCTGATGAGTGGAAGGATTTTAATTTTGATGACTTCGACAAGATTAGCGATAAAGATAAAAAATTATTTAACGAACAATGATATATAATGATTGTGAGGGTGGTGATAATGAAGATTGATGTTTCATATTCAGAGAACGCTAATTTAGGGAATTATCAAACTGGGAGATTTAGTCTCACGATTAAGGATGAGTTAGAAATAAATACTCTTAGTGAATTGAAGAAGCGTAAAGAAGGATTATTTAAGTTAGCAAAAACTATGGTTGTAGAAGAGGTTAAAAAATTAAGGGAGGAAAGAAATGGATGAAAATATTAGCGGTTTAGAATTTACAGTTGTTGAAAGTGGTAGTGGAGAAAAGAATCCTATATATGATATCGAGATGTCTGAGGATAGACCTTATTGTGCACGTGTATACAAGATTGAAAAGAAAATGATTAATGGTAAGCATGGCAAGGGTGAAATACTGGAATGGTTATTTGAAGCAACTGAAGAAGAATTTGTATATGAATACGATGACAACGGTGAAACAAAATTAGGATACAGAAAAATAAAAGGAGGAACAAGTTTAAACTGTACTCTAAACTCAAAAATGTATGAGTGGTATACAAAAATAATGGGAAAAGAGCTTACTCTGGGAGAATCAATTAATCTCAAAAATGTAATTGGAAAAGAATGCAAAGTTTTCATTAAAAACAGTAAGGCAAAAAAGGCTAACGAAGATGGTTCACACACTATATTTGCAAATGTTGATAGAGTCGTCAAGTCGTCAACAACAACTCAGACGGGTGAACAGATAAAGAAATCGACAAAGAAAGAGGAGCCTAAAAAGAAAGAAACAGTAAAGGAAGCACCGAAGACAGATGAGAATGAAAAAGAAAGTGATGATGACCTTTTCGCTGATATTTTTTAATGGTAAATAAATGATTAAATTAGACATCAAAGACATAGAGCAAAAAACAGGTAAACAAGTAAGACATAATGCAGTAAGTGTCGGCTTTGATACAGCGCCGGCATTTACAGGCATTTGTGTTTTAACATCAGACACTAAAAATATAACCATTGAACATTCGCAGACTATAATGACATCAGCTAAAGATGACCATTTTCGTAGAGCAGCGAACTACGGTGATGCTTTAGAGAAATTTAGACAAACATTAAATTTTAAACTCCATAAAATTATGGTGATAGAGCGATGTTTCTACAGCATTAATGCTGAAGTCGTGATACAATTAGCTCATTTTGGGATATTAACATATTATATTTTAAAGAATTATTTTGATGCTCATTTTTACTATGGTGTATCTACAGTAAGGTCAATGATTGGTTTTAATCAAAAACATCAACAGGAACACGGAACATTTAAAGCAAAAACTTATAAAAGAGATACATTTTTCATGAAAGGAAAGAAAAAAGGACAGATTAAACATAAAAAGGGTGAGAAGAAAAAAATAGATTGTAAAACCTTAGTGCATAATTATTTGGAAACAGATTTTGGATTAAGATTTGATAGTCCAGATGAAGCAGATGCATTTGTTCTTGCATTAGCGGGGTTATTATCATGAGTAAAGAAAAAGAAACTGATTTTAGTTTAAAAGAAGCACTAGCGGCTCTAAATAAGAAATTTGGGGAAAGTTATATTAGTCCTAAAAATCAGTATTATGAGCATAAGCGTACTTCCTTTGGAGTTTTTTCATTAGATGCAAGAACGGGAGGAGGAATACCTGAGGGAAAAATAGTGACTATTGCCGGAGAGTACTCTTCAGGAAAAACCACAGTAGCGTTATTAGCAGCAGCTCAATTTCAAAAGAAAAATGAAGCTGTAGTATATATAGATACCGACCACGGTTTAGATTTAGAATGGGCACACAAGTTAGGAGTTGATACGTCAAAGAATTGGTTACACTGTCAGCCAGACTATATCGAGCAGGTGAGTGATACCATTGAAACATTATTAATGACGGGGGACGTAGGCTTAATTATATTTGATTCTGTTGCTAATACACCTTCAAAAAGTGAATTAGATGAAAGTTGCGATAAGAAAAGTATGGGAGGCATTGGTGCAGAAATGGCACAGATGATGAGAAAGATTACAAAGAGACTCACTCATGTGAAAACTTCAGTTATAATCATAAATCAATTAAGAGATAAGATAGGTGTTACTTTCGGTAATGCTGAATATATGCCAGGTGGGAGAGCATTGAAATTTCAATCAGACATCATAATTCGATTAAAACCATCTAATTGGCTTCCTGAGACAGGCGAGCCAAGAATTGGAAAGGTAAGCAAGTTTAGAGTGACTAAAAATAGAACAGCCCCTCCCTTGCAGGTAGGTGAATTTGCTATCTATTTTTCAGGAAGTGTTAACAACAATGAAGCTATTGTGAGAGAAGCTTTAGCAATGGGTATAGTATTTAAAGCAGGTGCATGGTATTACTATGAAGACGATACAAAGAAATCACAAGGACTGTCTAACTTTGTTGAAAAATTAATAGTGGAAAATAAAATAGAAGAGATAAAGGATAAGGTTTTGAACAATGAATAAACAAATCTCATGGTCACAACTTGAAACCTATAATTCATGTCCGTATAAATGGTGGTGTCAATACACTAAAAAATTGTATTCAGCGGGTAATATATTCAGCGCATACGGTTCAGCAATGCACGATTTACTAGAGGAGATGTATATAAAAAAGAATTTTAATAAAAATGTATATATTGAAAAGTGGAAAAGCATTTTTAAAAATGAATATACTAAGAAGCAGTACCCGAAATTTGATGAAAAATTGATAGATTGGAAATTACGTAGTGGATATCCGATGATTCATAATTTTTTTAAAACAGCCGAAAAATATAATTTATTGAGGCCATCACTTGCTACAGAACAAAAAGTGATAAGCAGATTTAGAGGCTATGATGTTGTTTGCATTTTAGATTCGATTAATGTCATTGACAATAAGCTAACCTTAATCGATTATAAAACAGGCGCAGAAAAGGATAGTCATAAATTACAAATAACACTTTATGCAGAAGCGATAAATAAGCAGCACAGTAAACTCACCATTGAGCAAGGAGCCGTCTGGTATTTGAAGGAAAGTAAAATAATAACATTTGAATTACAGAGAAAAGAAACGCTCAATTATATGATGAATACATTAAATGAAATGGAAAAAAGTTTTAAAACAGGTGTATTTGAGCAGAGGAAACATCAGTATTGCGACGGATGTATCGCAAGGGAGAAAGGATTGTGTAAAAAGTGAAGCCGAAATATTTAACAAAAGAAGATTCTATTCCTAAACAAGGTTTTGACCAAGAAGAAAAAGCGAGGAAACATATTGCTTCAGGTAAATTATGGTTTGACTCATTTGACTTAACGCAACTTGGAGAGGAGAAATTCCTCATCGACGTAAAGAGAGTCGTAACGCAGAGCGGAATCAGACTATCTACAAAGAAGATAAAGCAGCTCTTTGAAGCAGCGGTGAGACAGAATAAAAATGCAGCTTATTTAATTTATCTGGATAAATTTGTGCTAAAGATTATTATCGAGAGGAATCCTGACAAGTGAGACATCTTACCACAGCAGACCTACATCTCAATGAACGTAAAAGATTTACTGATTATTTAGAAAACCTTGACAATATTACTAAAATAGCATTAAAAGAAAAACCAGACGTATATGATATTTTAGGAGATATTTTTGATAAGAGAAATCCTACTCCTTTAGAACTTAAAGCATTCGCTATTCATCTAAATACCATGAAAAAAATAGTAAAGCATATTAACTTAATCATAGGAAATCATTGCAAATTAAGAGAAGACTTATCTACAATAGATTGGGTTATAGATGATAAAATAACCGTAGTTAAAAAATTAATATTTGAAGAAGGTGGTAGAAAAATATATTTTGCCCATCAAACATTTTTAGAAGCTAAGTTAGGTCCGAAGGAAATACATCTCGATGCAATGAGCTGGAAACAACTAAAAGGATATGATGTAATAATGGTAGGTCACATTCATAAACCACAGATATTAAATAAAATAAATCCATTAGTGCTAATACCGGGTTCCATTGAAAAAGTTAATTTTGGAGAGCGCGGAGAGGAAAAATGTGTTTGGATATGGAATACTAAAACCTTAAAACTAAAAAAGCATGTATTATCGACCAGGCCAATGTATTATGTGGTGCTAAACTTAGATACCAAAGAGACATTTATTAATGACAAACCATATGTTGAAGGAAGTGCCTGGATAAAAGAATCTATTTTAAAAATTAAAGTACTGGGTAAACAAGCATTAATTGACAAGTTAAATTATGATGAGTTTGTTAAAAAATTTGAAGGTTGTTACAGCGTAAAGCTCCAATTTGAGTACACAACTGAAATAAAAGAATATGAAAAACAAGATGACGAAGTACAAAATGATGTAGATATAGTTAAGCAGTATATGTTAGAGCAACAAATAAATTCTAAAGTACAAAAGATAGTTGAGAGGATAATGTCAAGATGAACATTTTAGAATTACGAATAAAGCACCTATACAGTCATATAGACACAATCATACCATTTAATAAAGATGGTTTTTATTTTATTTATGGTATAAATGTACAAACTAAAGAGAGAAATGGTATAGGAAAAAGTGCAATTATTGAAGCTATAAAATATGTACTATATGGTACTGTGCGTACAAAGAGTATAGATGAGGTAATTTCATTCGGTGAAACTATTGCCGAGATAGGTATAACTTTTGAATTTAAGGGAGACATTTATGTAGTAACTAGAATAAGGAAAAAAAATTCATCTACGAAGGTAACAATTTATAAAAATAATAAAGATTTAGAAATAATTACGATTAAAGATTGTAATAAATTTATTGAAAAATTATTAGGTTTAAATTATGAACAATTTATGCACTCATTTTTATTCGGTCAAAATGAATTTGACAATTTACAAAGTTTTACCACGACTAAACTAATCGAATTTTTAAAAACAATGTTGAACTTAGAAAGATTTGATAACTATAAAGAAAGGGCACAAACTTATCTAAACAAAGTGACTGATGAAATAAATCAGTTGTTAGGAATGAAAGAAGTAGTGAGTAAACTATCTTCGGTTAATCACTCTAAAAAAGAGTTGCAGGATAATCTAAATAAGATACGCACTAAGTGTAGTAATCAAGAAAAACTCTATACGGAAACTAAAAAGAAAGTAGATGGATTATTTAGTAAGTTAAAACCTATAGAAAGGGAGCTAGCTTCTGCAACATATAGAAAAAATCAATTAGAGAGTAACATGACTTACATAGGTAAGGAAAATAAATGCCCGATGTGTAAACAATTATTGATTAATAATGTTGAATTAAAACGGGAACAACAAAAAGAGTTAAAAGAGGTGATACAAAAAGTAGGAGGTTTATTTTTAGAGGTTGAAAACTGTAAGTCAGAATATGAGCAGGAAAATAAGATTAAGGAAGATTTAACACAGTTATTAAATGGATTATCTACAAAATTAGGTGAAACAAATCAACAATTAAAAGTATTAATAGAGTGTGAGGGGTTAGATGTAGAACAAATAGAAATAAAGTATAAAGAATTATCCGAAAAGAAAGTGATGTTAGAAGAAGCAGTGAAGATTTTTAGTAATAAGGGATTACCCTTGTATTATCTAACTAAGAGTATTCCAAAATTAGAAAATGTAATAAATAATACGTTGAGTCAATTATCAGAATTCAGGATAAAGATAAAAACTCAAGGTTTACAAAAATCTACTTTGAGATTAACAAACATGTGTGAGATTAAAATATTTAGAGGTATCAATGAATATTCGTTGCAACAACTATCTGGTGGACAGGAGAGATTAGTTAATTTTGCATTTAGAATAGGCATAGCGAAAATATTTTCAGAGAAGTCTAAGTTTGATACTCTATTCTTAGATGAAATATTTGGAGCATTGGGAGAGGTAAATAGAGAAAATTTAGTAGCTCAAATTAAAACATTGAAGAAGAACTTTAAAAAAATACTAATTATATCTCACTTAGATGAGATTAAGGATTACTTTAAAGATGAAGCTAATAATATATTTATAGAATTTGACAAGGGTGTGTCCAGAATAGTATATAATAATAGTAGGGAGGAAAACATAAATGAAGTGGACCAAAGATAAAGGAAATACACTACGTAGTTTAGCAAGACAGGGTTTGACATACGAACAAATGGGAGAAGCTTTTGGAGTTTCCTATGATGCAGTACGTAGAAAGATGAGAAATCTAGGTATTAAATATGAGCTCAAAGAAACTTTAAAAGTTGATACAGGAGATATAATAAAAGTACCTAAGACTCAACAAGGTGAATTTATAGCTGAGTTTGGGGATAATATAGTTAAGGCAATTGCTAAACACAAGTTAGTATTGCCTAAAGTATCATTAATGACTAAATCAACTTCTAAAAGAGAAGAATTTAGTATACTAGATTTATCAGACATTCATTACGGTATGGTAAATAAGGTCTTTGATTCTAAATTGGGTAGAGACAGAGTAACATATAACAGAGAAATATTTAAAGTAGAATTACATAATTTAATTGAGTCTATAGGTCAAATACATGGCCTATTATCAACATCATATAGTTTAAAGAAGTTATACATTAATTTCCTAGGTGATATAATTACAAATGATAGAATTTTTGAAGGCCAAGTATTTCATATAGAGGGGTGTGCTGGACAGCAAATTTGGGAAGTTCAAGCGCATATGATTTTTCTTATTAACCAATTATTGTGTTACTATGAAGAAATAGAGGTAAATTGTGTAGTAGGAAATCATGGTAGAAGTAGAGCTATTTCAAAAGTAGATGAACCTGTACAAAATAATTTTGAATATCATCTTTATAGAATCATTCAAATTGCTTTTGAAAAAGAAAAAAGAGTTAAAGTAAATGTTCCCACAAGCTATGAACATATAGCAGATATAGGACCGTGGAAACATTTACTATTACATGGTGATAAAATGCGAGGTTCCTCTAAAAATAATATTGAAAAACAGGTAAAAGATTTAATATTAAATGTAGGAAATTTTGATTCTTTAGATATGGGGCATTTTCACTTTTGTGGTAAAACACCCGTGGGTGAAAGTGTAGTAGTAAAACATAACGGATGCTGGATTGAAAAGGATGACTATGCATTTAGAATGTTTAAGACATATTCGATACCAGAACAGCATTTTTATGGTTGCAATGTAAGACGTAATAAAACATGGGCATATGAGATAGACCTTCGATGGTAATCGGATAAGGAGATTAAGTAATGGAAATGAAATTAAATTCTATGATTGAGCATACATTATTGAAACCAGAAGCAAAGTGGGGGGATTTAAGAAAATTATGTGAGGAGGCAAGATATCATGCTTTCCGAAGTGTGTGTGTAAATCCTGAGTGGGTATATTATTGTAAAAAACAATTAGAAGGTACGGCTATTAAAGTTGTACAGGTTTATAATTTTCCTACTTCAAAAAGTGAATTGTTGCAAGGAGATGAGGTAGATGTGTTTGTACAATTGAGAGGCATCAGCAGAAATACACAAACCAAAGAAGTGGGTAAGTTAGTTATTAAAGGAACAATTCAAGGAATAGAGAAGCAAGGGATTGATAAAAAAAATATTAAGGTTGTTATTGAAACAAGACAATTATCAGATAGAGATATAATTATTGCAAGTAAATTTTGTGCTAATGAAAAAGTAGGTTATATTAAATCTTCTACAGGATTATATAAGAGGGTTAATGGAAGAACTAATTTACAGGATTTAGAGTTAATTAAAAGAGGTTTAAGATTTTGTATGTATAAACCAAAAATTAAAATAGCTGGCGGTATACGTACAATGAAAGATGTAAATGAATTAACTTGTAAGGGTGCAGATTTAATTGGTTCTTCTGTGGGACCAAATATATGTAAGGTTATGGATTAAGAGGTGAGTTAAATGTATGGCATATTCGAAAATAAATATTTAGTATATATGATTGGAGCGATGCAAGGGGTTTTTGAAGACCCTGAGGGTCATAAGACTGAATTCGAGTGGAGAAAGGAACTTAAATCCTGGGCGGAAAAATTAAATCTTCCTATCATATGGCTAGACCCGATTGAAATGGAAGAACAAAAAACGGGTGATAGAACTCAAATACTACACGAGAAATGGGTTGGGTGGAAGAAAAGCGGACATCATGATTTATATGTCGAGTCTGGCAGTAGAATCTGGTGGGGAACTCCCACATGTTGGGGGGACTATGATTGCGTAGTACATGCTGCCTTTATTATAGGATATGGTTCAAATAGTTATATTAGTCCAGGGACACATAAGGAATTAGGGGTAGCTGAATACCACAGGGTTCCTGTATTGTGGGTTTCACCTGATAATATGTCTGATGTAAAAGACTCGACACACTTTGGAGCAATACTATCAGGTGGGGGATTATATCAAAATTTTAATCAAGTAAAGAGAGAAATAATAAAACGTTGTCAACTTTTAGGGTGGAACGAAATAAATAAGGAGGATTGAGATGAATAGCCACACGAAAAGCGAAACTAAGAAGCTAACAGCAAGATTTTGCAATATTATGAGTGATTTTAAGGGACACAAGGATTTCATAAATGTGTTATTAGATATAATGGAAATGCACAATAATAAATCGAACGATTATGCTTCAAGAGAAAATCCATTTTCAAATGTTGAGTTATGCGAAAGAGGAGGGTTTCCAGCATGGAAGGGAGTGATTATTCGCCTAGGCGATAAATATTCAAGATTATTAAATGCATTAAGAGGTAGGCTATTCAAATATGAGGGAATAGAGGATGCGTTTCTTGATAACGCTAGTTACTCTATAATTGGTTTAATAGAGTATCGAAAAATAAATAAGGAACTTGATAAAAATGAAACTAAGAAGAAAAATAAGAAATAACAAGTCAGACGACTTAAGTCATCAGAAGAGGTCATTAGAGCAATTATTAGATGAAATAAATGGCTCGCTGGAATATTTAAGTAGACATTTTCATCTCGGAGGATATGATTCGAAGGACTTATTGCAAATAATGAGGCTTCACATTATTGAAACATACAGAAAAAATCGTGTATATTACAGCAGAAGAACATTGGGCTTTTGGTTCATGAGATGTAGGTGGAGTTTATTGAATTTGCACAGAGTAAATTCAAGAAGAAATCCTCTTGCAAACTCAATTTCGATTGATAATGTCGTTGACAATTTTCGTAAGGATTAAAATGAATAGATTAAATGAAATTTTAAAAACAAGTAGCATAAGCATTACCTTTAATTTATTGTATGAAGACCTCCGAGAGAGATTAACACCCGAGCAATTATCAATAATAAAATACAAATCCGAAGGTTACAAGAACACTGAAATTGCAAAAAAATTAAAGGTTTGTCCCGCAACGATAACTAAGAGAATGTATATAATTAAGAAGAAGATAAAGAGGTATTTTAAAGATGGATTTAAGTAAACTTCAACAATTTAGAGATGAAGAGCTATCCAATCTAGTTTCTTTAGTAAAAATATACAGGGAACACTTAAAAACAGAGATTGATACTGTAAGAATATCTTTTTATAAATATTCGATAAATCTTACAATAGTAAGAATAAATGAATTATTAAACGGTGAAATTAAACTTAATACAGAATTTCGTAATTTATTTGAATCTGAAACAAAGGAAATTTTTAAGAGTAAGTTAGATAAATTAGGAGATGATACTTTAGATTTAGATGACTTTAGTCACTGAGGCTGATAGATGTTAGAAAAAGAAATAGAATTCAGAAGAAAGAAAGTGGAGGAATTAAAGCTCAAGGGATACTCGCAAAAGAGTATTGCCGAAAAGCTAGGCGTAACCGAGCAGACTATTTGCGCTGATGTGAAAATGCTGAATGAAAGATACAAGAAATTAGTAATAGAAAACCCACAATATTTAGAAAAAAGAGTAGAGAAAATATTAGAGTGGTTGGATAAATATGACTTGGTATTAACTCAGCTATACGACCTTAAGGAAGGCAATGCTACCACTGATGAGACAATCATTGGTATGATAGATAGATTTTTACCAGAGATAACCGAAGGTGAGGAAAGCATAAAGAAACAGAGAAGATTAAAGCGTTCAAACTATAAAAGACAACTAAACAGATTGGCAAAGAGTAATACTGTGGTTCAAACATCAATATTAAAAGAAGTGAGACAAACATTATCTGACCAAACTAAATTATTGCAGTTAGTCAGTGGTAACAATACTTATGTGCAACAGAATAATTATATTGCTATTAATAAGGTAGAGTTAATATTTGAAAAGATGAATTTTATTATTCAGAAATATGTATTCGAAGATAAGCGATTGGAGGTATACAATATCTTGAAAAGCATTGACCTGGAGGGAGAATAAAATGAAATATTTATTAGAAGAAATTAAAAAGGAACGTATTAAATATATTCTTGATATTTACAATTATGGAGAATATAGAAGAGGCTTAGCAAATAAAGAAATAGATATACATTTAAGAGTAAGAGCTATTGGTACAAAATATGCGAAATATTCAACAAAGCAATTACGTAATAAGTTTTCAAAAATAGCAGGAGTAAATACGGGTGCCCTTGTAACATGTCCAATATGTCAAAAGCCAATATCGTTAATGTATAGAAGCGATGTGGAGAGATTTGCTGACCAAATGTTTCAAGATATTCCTACCTATTGGGATTGAATCCGCATAGATGCATATTAAAGGAAGGACGACAAATTATCGTTCCTTTTGTGCGCCAAACCGACCCTTACCAAAAATAAATATTCCTCATTGTCCTAAGTTGTTTAGTATCAACGGTTTAGAGACACAATCTTTTTAACAATAAGTTGTCAATTCTCTGTGTATATGGTATAATAGAATTGACGGTAAAGGACATGGTTAAAAGGAAACAATTAAAAGGGAGGTTTAAAATGAAAAAAGTAAATGTAAAAAAAATGATGAGTTTGAGAATTAAATTACAGGAAGAATTAAAACAAAATATTATTAAGGGGTTAGATGTAGATATGATTACTTTGAGAGAAATAAAAAAAGAAATTAATGAAGTATTAATCAAAAATGGTTATTTACAAATATAAGTTGTCAAAAAATTAAAAATATGCTATACTTGTATTATAAGGGAAAGAGATAGTCAATAATAACCAGGAGGACACTAAAATGCTAGGTAGTAAAAATAGAGATTACAAAACAGGTAATAGATTGATTGAAGCGAAGGTCCTGGTGCACAAACGAAAAATAGAACTTTACATGGAAATGGAAAAGTTGGACAATGCCGCTGCTAGTAAAAGGGCATATGACGAAATAGTATCAGGATTACATAATATAGAAATAAGAGAAGAAGTGGCCAGACTGAAAAGCAAATAAAGGGAGAATAATTATGTCACAGATTATAAAGAGAGAAGAGTTAATAGGATACGAGTTTAGTACTACTTTAGCTAGTGTCTCAAATGTAAACTATGGTGAAAATAAAAACTTGTCCATTGTTGTTACAGTAGGAGAGATAGCACCTACTGCAGTATATATGGTGAAGTCACAAGGTAAGTGTGTATACGAAGGAAGAATATTTATATTAGCACTTAATATTTATAACAAAGCCTAAAGAGTGAAAGGAAAGATATGAAAAGACAATATTTTTTATATTTAAAAGAACATAATGAAGGTATTGTAATTGAAGATAATAGTTTACAAACAATAAAACAAGCTATTAGTAAGTATTACAGGTGTACGGAAAGGGATACCGTAAAAGTTAGTTCACTTTGTTATACGTTATTGGATAGTAAATTTCTAAATGGCTATAAAGTATTACCAATAGTAAAATAAAGCGAAAGGAAAGATTATGAAAGTTAGTGAATCTACAATTTATTCTATTGAAAAAGAAGATTGGAAAAAAGCCAAGGGAGTTAAGTTTACGGGAATTGAAACTAATTCAGCATTAATAATGCGGGATTATTCAATAGAATGTGAATTAAGTAAATGTATTTGTGTTATAAAAGGTTATTTTATATGGTGGTGTACTAATCATCATCAACCATATTTTCAATGTGAAAGAGGTAGAGAAGAAAAAATACTTAACACAAAGTGAAAGGAAAAAGTATGATTAACTACCATATAGGTCAAAGGTTTAAGTTAAAGGGTTATGACACTATATATTTGTTAGCGCAGGTAGCTTTTGGAGCTGTAGGTTTGATTTCATTAACTACGTACAATAGATGGGTAGAACCTGTAAAGGTAGATGTCGTTAATCAAATTACAGAAAAAGAATTTAATGCTATTTGTGGTTCAGGTGCAGGTAGATTTAAACTTAAAACAAAGTGATGAATTTTTTAAAATGTAAATAATTAAGGAGGAGTTAAATAATGAGTGTACAATTATCACCTAAATCACATTTTCAAAAGCGTATGAAATGACTGCATTGTACTATGAGGAGTTTGAATATTAGCATAACTCCTAAGGAACCACAGGGATATGGAATAGATGGATTCAGATTACGTCTGACTGCGCAGATGCTGATAGGTTCATAGGCAACAATGTATATGGTAGGAAACTTCAGGATTTTAAAGGCTCTAAAGCGAAAGGAGAAAGAGATGACTAAAAATGAAAGGTGGATAAAAGGACATATTGTAAAAACATTACATTGTAGGGCAGAACATATTTTAGCAGTAGCAGAATTAAAGGGATTTGTAGTAGTAGAATTTGATGATAGTCCCGAAGATTATGAGGCAAAGGAAGAATTAAAGGAAACAGTAGAATCAACGGGAGGTATTGTTTTTCAAGACAATAACCCATATGTATATTGTTACGTATTAGATGGTTATAGGAAATTAACGAGGGAGGATTAAAATAAAGCGAAAGGAGTATTAGGCTATGATAAAGGATATTAACGGATATAGGGTAAGGATAAGCCAGAAAGAAGGTATGAAATATATAAAGGTATATAAGAAAAATAAGATAAATCAAGAGTTTATACCCAATTTCTCAACCGAAAAAGAATTAACAGTAATCGCAACGAGGATGGTGAAAGAAATAGAAAGTGCATGAAATAAAAGGAAATATTATAAATAAGGATAAACCATTACTATAAAAAGGGTTAAGTAAGTTCTAAATTTTAATTCAATTTAATATATAATAAGAGGAAGAACAATGACAGAAATTGAAGTACAAATAAAAATAGGGAAACAAATAGAAAGTAGAATAAAAGAAATATATAACAGACAAGGAATGGTAGAGACACCCATTATCAGGAAAATACTAAATAGACACATAAGGATATTGGGTGAAAGGAATATCGAAAATATGTTTTTGAACTTATTCACTAAATATGGTAGTAACTACGTAAGTGGAAAGGAAGGGAGGGTGTGGGATGGAAATGTTGAAGCATTTTATAGATAACACAATGACTACTTATAAGACAGCTTTTGAGGAAGGCAGAAAAATCGGGTTTAAAGAGGGGTATAGGAAAGCAAACGAGGAGATATTAGAAATAATTAACAAAGATAAGAAAAGCGAGGGATGATATGGTAGAGAAGAAAAGTTATAATGAAAAAGATTATTCAAAATTTGTAGCATTAAGAGATAGATGTTCAAAATTTGGGTTTGATAATTATGATAGGAATATAGCCAGACTAGACACGACTGAATTTTTAAGAGGATTTGATGATAAAACGCAAGCGAAAATGTTTAAGAGGGATGACAAAGAACATTCAGGATGATGGAGGAAATAAATGAAGATAGTTAAATATCCGGATAAGAGATTGCATGAGATATCAAAGGAAGTGGGATTTATACAATTTTTAATACTAAGACATAAAATGCCTGAGCTAGTGAAGTTTATGCAGGATAACAATGGATGTGGACTTGCGGGTGTTCAGGTAGGAATGATGAAGAGATTTTTTATAATGATTAAGTCAGGTAAGGTAACTATAGTATATAATCCTATAATAGTAAAGTATAGTACATGTGAGCAATATGTACAGGAAGGATGTTTAAGTGTACCTAAGCAGCATTTTAAGACACGGTCACGCGACATTGATGTAATGTACCAAGATAATAACCTTATGCCAGTAAAAGAGCATTTAAACGGTGTTAATGCTATTGTATTTCAGCATGAATACGACCACTTGAACGGAAAATTGATTAACGATTAAATGAGAGCAATAAGTAATCGCCAAAGAGAGGATTGATTATGAAGCATACGCAATGGGAATGGAACGGAGATAGAACTATTTTATATGCAGATGATGAAATTGTTCTTAAAATGGTCGATGAATGGTTTTGTGAACTGCCAACAAAGAAAGAAGCTAAACGAATAGTCCATTGCTGTAATAATTTTGATGAGTTAGTATACACATTAGAAAAAATAATAAGTAATACTCAATCTGATTGTAATGATAGAAATTGTGGAAAATGTTCCTATTGTATTGCCAGACGATTAATTAAAGAAGCAGAGGAAGTATAATGTGAAACATACACAAGGGAAATGGTATATAATATAGAAAAGGAGATATAATGAAAAATAAAAGAGAGCCTTGCAGTCATAATGCAAACTACGTAGTATCAGAAGTGACAGCTAAGTTAAAGAAACATAAGTTAAAAGTAGAATATGTAACGATAATAGATTCTGCAGGTCGTAAAAGAGTTACTGAAGATGTTAAGTGTATCCGAGTAAGAAAAGGTTGCACAATAGGAATAAAACTATTAGGTATGATTGATTTCTTAGGTGTTCCAATAATAAGAGAAGGTAAAAAGTAAAATGTATAAATATACAATAAAAGCATATGATGGTATTGTTGTGCCAAGAAATTCTATTAATATTATAGTTACGGAAATTACTTCTGAATGCGCAATTGTTAAGGCGAAACAAATAGAGCAGCGTAGTAATTACGTTATTATAGGTATTGAGGAGATATAAATGACTAAATTATATATTAATAGTAAATTATTTGAAATGGTTATTACTTTTCTTTGTAGGAGGGAACACGTAAAGAATCCAGGTGCAAAACCTTACAAGTTAAAAGTATATACTACTTGGGCAGGTGAACCTATTAAATATAATCCTGAGAAACTTGAGAAATTAAATTATGTAAGTGTTATAGTAATTGCAGCACATGAATTAGGGCATCATGTAAAAAGTAGGGGTAGTAGAACTAATAGAGAATATTTAGCAGAAAAGTTTGCTATTAAGATGATAAAAAAATATTGGCCACAGCATTATAAAAAAGCTTTAAGGTTTACGAAAAAAACAGCAGATAAAAATCTACGTTGGTATACAGAAGCTTTTACAAGAGTATTGGAGGAAGAAAAAAATGGTTAAATCCTTTTACATAACATATAAAGAATTAATTAAATTGAAGAAGATTCTCATGGAGTACGGTAGAATTGAAGAAGTTGATTATAGACAAATAAATGAAATAGATTCAAATAATACTAAACAACAGAAAGTTGAATTTATTGCTAGTATACATATGATAAATAAGATTCGCGGTTATTTAAGATATTATATTTATCCTTTTAGAAAGAAAGTAGTATAATAAATAAAGGCAATCAATGGCGATGGACACCCTTTAAATAGCGGGAGTTAGTATCTGTAAAGTAGAGTAAAGCTAAGTCTTAATGTAAATAGCCAGTGAAATTCTGACAGTCCAGCGCCAAAGATTGCTGTAACAAAGTGAGGGGAGTATGAGAGATATAAAATTTAGGGCTTGGGTTGACCATACAAGTTGTGTAAATGTAGTTAAAGATTTTATGTGGAAAGCAGAAAATATTCATAAGATTTCACTTGAAAAACTTGGGAAAGGGCAGGGAAACATATATTGTAACGCTATTGGTAGTTGGTGGAAAGGTATCCTCATGCAATACACAGGCTTAAAGGACAAGAATGGGGTTGAGATATATGAGGGGGATATAGTTAAAGACCCATATCATGGAATAAGTGATGTGTTTTACCGTAATGGTGGTATTAAAATTCATGGTAAATACTCTGTTATCTCTTATGGTTCTAATTTTAAAAAAACTGAAGTCATCGGTAACATATACCAAAACCCTAAATTAGTGATGTAAGTAATAGAAAAAAGGAGAAGGGGAATGAATAGTAAAGAGATAGCTGAAGAGCTAATTTTTAAATTAGAGAATAGAAACACAGGGCTTGAAGATGACATTGAATATTCTTTAAATGAAGGAAAAATTGTAGCTCTCCAATCCCTTATAGACACAGCTAAGGCAGTTGATGAAGCAAGGGGGGATTTGCCAGAGAAAATAGATAAGGCTCAATACGGAAGTGGGGTACACAACCAAACTATAGACCAATGTGCTTTAGTAATGGCGAAGTATAAAGCCAGAATCAAGGAATTTGAAAAGAACGAAAAAGGATACCGTATAAGTGTAGATGAGTTATATAGACAGGGAGAAACATTAAGACAACAGATAGCCGAACTTGAGAAGACCAAAGAACAGTTATCCCAAGAGATAATGAAGAATGTTGAGGTTGAGAAAGAGAATGAAGAATTAAGCAAAGCAATAATTAGTGGGGTAAAAAGTGTAACTATTAATTTACCTCTTGACTCTAAGAATTTTGGTGTATTTGAAGCACTTGAGAATAAAATTATTAAGCTAAAACAAGAGAATGAGGAGTTAAAAAAGAAAAGAGTTGAGTTAATAAAAGCAAAAATGAATTGTGCTGATGACTGTTGGTGTAAATTAGATATTAATAAACTCCAACAGGAAGTCACCAAGCTAAAAGAAGAGATAGAAGAACAAGCTACAGATATTATAATTCTAAATGCAAAAAATCAACAATTCCAATCCAAAATTAAGGAACTTCAAAACGAAAATAATCAATTAAAAGAGGCATTAGATGAGTGGCAAGGAATGGATAGTAATTAAAATTTGTATATAATATATAAAAGAGGTATTGAATGAAAAAATCTAAACTCTATAATCAAATTCTTAATTTATTACAAGAACCTCCAACAATAAAATTAGAAGGTATTGAAGTACGACAATGGAAAGCACTTATACCCAAAGATGCTAGGGCAATGGCTGATGAGATAGTTAAATTAATAAAAATAAATAAAAGGAAAACTATAAGAGGAGATAAGATGAGGGTATTTACTAAGATATTTACAGAAGACCACATATTCAGAGCTAATGGGTATGATAATAGTAATTTGTTGGATGTACAATTGAACAAGTATTTAGAAGAAAACAAAGATGTGATATTAGTAAGTGCTCATGCTTTGTTTAATCAAAAACCCAATAAGACAAGTTACACCTTAGATTTTTTAGCCATATTTAAGGTAAGGGAACAGAGGAGGTAGAATGGATATAGGTAGCGGTAAAGGTTATCCTTCAACAACATTATCAAATTTTGCACCACACCCTTTCATAATAGATGATGTTAAATGTAATAGTATGGAAGGATTTTTACAATCGTTAAAATATAAGAATCCAGAAATACAAAAAGAGGTATGTAAACTTGTGGGTAAAGCTGCTAAATTTAAAGGTAAAAAGAAAAAGTGGTGGAAATATCAATTTCTATATTGGCAGGGTAAGGAGTATGATAGACATAGATTTGATTATCAGGTTTTATTAACTAGGGCTTTTAAAGAATTAGCAAAGAATACTAAATTTAAAAAAGCTTTATTATCTACAGGTAATATAAGTCTTACACATTCAATTGGAAAATCTGACCCGCATAAGACAGTTTTAACAAAGTCTGAGTTTATTAGTAGGTTAGAATATTTTAGAAATGAATTAAGGAGAAATCAAAAATGAGTACACTAATAGTAGAAATATGTAAAATAGATGAGGTAACGAAACACCCTAATGCTGATAGATTATCAATAGTCACTATCAAGGGATGGCATTGCATCGTAGGCTTGAACGACTATGTCGTGGGAGATGCGATAATCTTTATACCTCCTGATA